GCCATGGTGCTGTTAGTGTTATGCTGCTGCTTCCTACACTTTGCGTAATACTTCCACTTGCCCAGAGACCATTATTTGCATAAAAACTACCACTGCTAACAACTGTGGATGTTATGTTTCTTGTGTATGTGTAAGTGTCATAAACATACCCCAAACTGCTAGTATACGGCCACCAAGCTATTCTTCTATTTAGATAATTTGTACTATTTTGCCAACCTGTGGTATCAGTCACAAGCATCGAAGTATCGCCAATATTCAATTGAGCATACAAAGTTGAATCTGTGGCACCCGATTGTTTTGCTACATTTTCTGGCGTAATGTTGTTGCTGTCAATATCATAGCTTGCTAACCCAATGTATATCATGTTGCTTGCAGTGTATCGAGTGCCGCCTATATCTCCGCTTTTGGCATATGCAATTCCGCGATAAGTTTTATTTACATCAACTGCTATAAGTTCACTTGATGTAATAAGTGATTGAAAATTGCTGCTTGTAAAACTTCCTTTGCCTAAATAAAAGTCCACCGGATCAAATGCCATGTCCGGTAAGTTGTAATTGTTGGACAACATTCCAAATCCGTTTGTAACTAGATTTTGTCCACGACTAACTATATAACCTCTGGTAATAGCATCAGTATCTGCGCTTGGTGTGTTCGTGATAACTACACGACTACTAGTCAAACTATTAACAGCGTAAGTGCTGCTTGATATCAAACCGCTTGCTGTGCGACTGTTGTTCGCCCATGAAGCTGTAATATTGTATGTTGCAACTGGAACAAATGAAGCAGTTTGACTGCTGATTGCATTGCTTGCACTGCTTGCCAATGAAGCTGTAATATTTAAAATCTGAGTAGCAGTCATACTGCCGCTCAAATTCAATGAACCTGTGAGATTTAAACTGGCTGATAATTGTAATGGCATATTATGACAATCTTATTAATATAAAATTTCCGTTTCTATATAATCCGCCAAGTGGAACACCACCTGCCGCTGCTGCAACATCATCTACGAAATTCAATGAGCTTGATACGCTTGAAAGAATTGCATAACTTGCAGTCAAATTAAAATTTGTTGGAGCATAACTGCTACTTAAGCTGTAACTCGATGATATGGCATTGCTGCTGTAACTGCTTGTTCCATAAAATGATGCTGTTATGCTGTTCGCTAAAATAACATTATTTGTGGTTAAACTGCCACTCAATACATAGCTACCGGTTAGTGTTTTGCTATTGATCCAAATGCTTCCGCTTTTGGTCAGCAGATCTCCATAACTACTTGCGGTAGTTGAGTCAATTATATTGTGCAATTCTCCCAATTCATATCCATTGTCAACTTTTACAAAAATACTACCGTTATTTTGATTGCTTCTCACAACATAACCCAGTCTCACTCCGTGCAATGGAGCCGGCGGCTCAATATTTGTGAACCGTCCACTGCTGCTCAAATACAATAAATCACCAGCACTAAAATAACGCGTATCTACGGTTGGTAAAATTCCTTCTGTGATGATCGTTCCAAATCCATTGATGGCTATATCGTTTAATACAAATCCCAGTGTATTTGCGCTTGAATTGTTTGTTGTCCAATCCGCAACATCTACCAATAAATTTGTTCCATTTGCTCCGCTGATGCGAACAACTGTATTTGCGTATAATATTGCGTCACTTCCATTTTTTACATCAATTTGAGTTGCGTATGTTGTGCTACTAATGTCACTGTTTGCAGCTTTGACTGCGTAGGAAGAACTAATAGCGTAACTTGCAGTTCCCTTCAAGCTGCCTGTGACTCCGTTTGTTGCATTTACGCTGCCACTTATTATTTGATTTCCAATGAACGTATTGCTTCCGGTTGTAGCATATCCAACATCACTTCCTGTAATTACTACACTGCTTGTGCCTATTGGTAATAAATTACCATATCCATCATAATAGCTTCCGCTTACAACCTGAACCATCCGACCGTATGTAAAAGAAACTCGCTGTCCTGTTAAATCGTAACTCATTTTTAATTTTATTCAGTAATACAAGAAATGATTTCTTTTAATAAAATATCATAATCTGAGTTCGAAATGTTATTTTTTTCAATATACGATTTTATATATTCTACAACTAATTTTTTATGTTCTGATTTGAAAATATTTACTTTATTCACTGACATATTTTTTATAATACGTTTGGCATGACTGTTCATTGACATTGTTGGTGCTAATCCCTTGATACTTGTTTCAACAATTTGAACAGGAGATTCTGTATTTTTGATTGTTATATTTTCTACAATGTCAATCTTTTTAGAAACTTCGGTAATATATTCACTATTAAATGGAATAAAATAATTGTCTTCTGCAATTACTTCAAGATACAATTTGCCATTTACATTTTCATCAAGAATACCTTTTAATTTTTTAATTGGAATATTTACCTTTCCATTGTCATTGATTGTTCCACGACAACGAATATCCATATCAGATGATTCAATGACAAGGTTAACTTTACTATTTTTTGTACTCACACCTTTTAATTTAAGAGTACATTCAAAAATCTTTGCGGCATCTAAACTGATGGTATACATATTATTTAAGATATTCTATTTCTATATTTAAATAGTTGTTTGCAATCAATTTCACATCATCAATAGTAATTTTTATATCTTTTTTATTTTTTACCATTCTTTTATTTATATAGTCTTTACCTTCTATGGATACCAAAACTTCAATTAGTTTTTGTTGTTTTTCAGTACTTAGTCTATCTAAATTTTGTTGAAGTTGTTCTCTTAATGCTGCATTAACATCCTGTTGTTGGTAAGGCATCTCACCCCATTCTTCAGGATTTTTAGTACCACCAATTAAATCTTCAATGATGTCGTAAACTTCTTCCCACAATCGAATTTCATCGTTCCATGTGAAATTATCATTTTCCCAATTAATATATACTTTGGTCATTGTTTATAAATATACAGAATATTTTAGTATTGTTATTTTATAAATTGATTAAAAGTACACTATTGAAATTCTAATAATGTACATGTACGTTTTTATAGATGCGTTGTCAAGTTTATTTATTACCAATACAGAATAAAATAACTAGACTTTTTAATTTACTGTCTTATAGTGGGATAATATGAATGAAATTGAAAATATAAAACACCTTTTAAAAACACATTATGGTGCCACGAATGTTTTTGTTGACAATGATTTGATTAGCGTCTATGGTAGCGACGCTGATGCAGTATACGTGGCAGTTGTCGTTGAATACGGCTCTGAATATGACGTTGTTTACGAGCGGCGAAACGAAGAAGCTAAAGAAGTTGTTTTGCGGCTGGTGAAAAAAGATTCAAAAAGTCGTTGACAAAAACGCCTAGTTGCTGTAAGCTGTTTGAACGATTGAGAGATACAAATGAGTTTGCCGAGCGGCAAAAAGATTCTCAAAGAAAGTTGTTGACAATTTGAAAAAAAATCTGTAAAATGTATCGTCAATCAAGACGGTTGTTCGACAAAAAATAAAAAAGTTGAAAAAATTAATACTTTTTGAAATTTGTCGATATATATTAGAAAGATAACATGATTATTACACGCACAGCTAATAAGAATCACTATTGGTTTAATAATAAAACCGATAGAAGTGATGACTGTTGACTGGAAGTGTAGTGCTAAGTGTTAGATTCCTATCAACCGTCATTCGAAAAAGATGACGGTTTTTTGTTTTTCTGAAAAGATGTTTGACAGAACAACAAAAGCAAGTAAGATAAAACATCATAGGCTTGAGAACTCTATCTGTTGAGCCTCCCGCAGTGTAAATGGGTGAAGTCTGCAAAAATCAATTGATCGGTTCGTGGGTGTTATTGGTAAAACAAGAACCCATTGAGCGAATGCAATAATTGTAAAAAGATTATTGCATGCATAAACAAGTATGCACAATGCCATCTTAGCTCAGGGGTAGAGCAATAGTTTTGTAAACTATCGGTCGTCGGTTCAAATCCGACAGATGGCTCCAATTTCAAAGAAAAATATTCCATTAAGAAAGTAGGCTTAGAGGTAGCCATCTTTTAAAAAGTAGCCAACGGCGGGTTTGGTCTCTTTAGTCGCCACCTAACCGCAAGTATCGTTGTGTCTAGTATGAGACACGGCATCCAGCAAAATGATTAAGTACAAGAGGAAAGAAAAAGCGGCGGTCACAGGCTTTTGGTGTAATAACATACTTTTTGGAAATTTTTCTTTATGGTGTTGTAAGAGAATGGTTAACATCGCATGCACTGTCTATGCATGAAAGCTGGGTTCAAATCCCGCCAACACCGCCAATTTCAATTCCTATCTAGCACAACGGTAGTGCGTCAAACTGTTAATTTGATGGTTCTTGGTTCGAATCCAAGGGTAGGAGCCAATTTCAAAATTTGGGAGTGTTGTATAACATGTAGCATGTCGTATGGTTAATACGAAAGATAGGGTATCAAATCCCACTCCTGAGCCAATTTTTAATGGGAAAAGAAAACATAAATCTTGATTTAGATTTTAACAGCTTTTAATATTTTCCCGCCAATTTCAACGTAGATGTTCCCTATGGCTGTCTGTAAAATAGTTGCCATCAATAAATAGGGCGGCTGGCAAGTGGTTCAACTCCTCCATCTACGACCATGCTTTATGGAAGAGACATTAGAAACATTAGAAATATTAGACACAATTACATTATTTTCGGATTGTTATGATATTAGTAAATCTGAAGCACGGCGTTTGTTAAAAGGCGGCGGCTTATACATCAACAATATCAAAACAACGGAAAATAGAATCATAGAAAAATCTGATTTACTATTTGAAAAATATATACTATTGCGAATAGGAAAATCAAATTATCTAATTTTTAGTTTTGACTGACACAATTTTTAATAATGCGTCGTTATACCGTAGGGGTAGCGGGAGTGACTGTAAATCACTTGCTTAACGGCTCGGGGTGTTCGACTCACTCACGGCGCACCAATTTTAATACGATACATACAGCAATAGAATGGATTCTGTGGTTCGATTCCACGAAGCGTATGAAAATACGTTAGTATGCAAATAGAAATATTTGCACATATACTATTGTATCGTGACTATTTATACTACATGAAAATATTTAATCATGTAGACAAAAATAAATTCGTACTAAACGAAGCAATGGACCAAGCTGCGCTTATGGAAGCAGTGAAAATATATTGGAATTTTATATTCAATGCTTTGAGTGGTCGTAATCCAGATCGGTATTATAGAAAAAATTCACAGTCGATTGATTTGATTGCCGCAGTTTTAAGAAAAAAATTTCCGAAATCAATCAAGCCATTGTATAGAGGAATATTATTATCTCCTGATGAAGTACATGATGGCAAAGTGAAGCATCAGAGTGAAATAACATATGTTTCATTTAGTGAAGATAAAAATATCGCAATCGCATTTGCCGACATAAAAAATGATATAAGTAAATATGTAGCATTTTGGTCTCCAAATAAAACTGGATATCTGATTACAAAAATACATATGATCAAAGTTTGATGTTGTTTCATTATGAATGGTTACATGATACAAATGCAATGGTGGCATTCAGAAGAATTGTTGGTGCCGACAGTAATTTTGCAGAAATTCAAAAAGAAGTAATTCTTAAACCAGAAAGTACATATACTGTTGAACCTGTAATTCCCGGTTCATCAAATAGTATGGATGTTGGAAGAGAATAATTTTAGAGATACATACAGCAATAAAAATTCAACATTCACACCTATTCTTGTGAAAAAGAAAAAGTATCTCGTTATTTTAAAATCTGGTAGTAGCTGAGACAGTATTAGCGCAAGCCTGAAGAGCTTGAGACGTTGGTGCGATACCAACCTACCGGGCCATTTTTATGAAACAAAAAAGTAAATGGCCAACATTAGCTGGTCGATTAAAAAATCCATTAACTAGTGAATTGGATGCTCTATTACAATTGAGTAATTCAATAGAACTTAGTGAGTATGGTAAAAAGCGATTAAAACAATTGCTTGACAAAAAGAAAAAGTAGTTTATTATTCCCGAGTAGTGTCAAAGTAGCACGGAATGCTGTTAACATTCTTGTGGAGGTGCGAGTCCTTCCTTGGGAGCCAATTTTTAGTAGTAGTCGCCTTCAATATCGCTTGAAGTTAATATAGATGAATCGGAGTATATCTATAGATCCGCAGTGTTGCGGTGCGGCGAAGGATTTAATTAGCAATAACATTGTAGTAGCTTATAGGGCAAAAGCGTCGGCATAGAGCCGAAGATATGGGTTCGATCCCCACGCAATAGATTATTGGCTGACTGGTAGACGCATTGAAAAATTCTAGACAAGTAAATGTGGAACGATTCGTGAAATCCAGTATAATTTATGGCCTTGTAACTCAATTGGTTTAGAGTAACTCCCTTTTAAGGAGAAGGTTGTGGGTTCAAGTCCCACCGGGGCCACCAATTTTTATAATGTCCAAGTAACTCAGAGAAAGAGCGTGGGGCAAAAAAACCCTACGGGTCGTTGGTTCAAATCCAACCTTGGACTCCAATTTCATAAAAAGTTATATGCCAAATTTTTATAAAAACAAAACATATCAACAGTGTTGTAAAGAATATGCCATGCATAAAGGTGAATTGTTGAATAGTTCATTAACAAAACAAAATGTGGATAAATACATCAAAAGTTTGTATGAAAAACTCTTGAAACTCAAGGGAACTAGAAGAAATGAAATCCATGAATGGTGTGTTTTGTGGTTTGGATAAAAAAATAACTTTAACACCAACTCTATGAAGCAGGTCGTGTGGTAAAAGAGATAGCGGGATTATTATTGACGACGAATAATAACCGAATAAGCTTTGGCAAACTATCATGTTGGTGCTAACATCGTTGCAACGGTGTTGGATAATTTAATATGGAATCATAAGTCAATTGGATTAGACTACGATACTCTTAATATCGTGATCCGGGTTCAAGTCCCGGTGATTCCACCAATTTTAATGGGGGTGTGGTGTAGTTGGTCAACATAACACACTGTCACTGTGTAGATCGCTCGGTTCAAATCCGGCCACCCTCGCCATTTTTAATTGTCTCGTAGCTCAGTTGGTTTAGAGCAATGTGTTGATAACGCATGGGTCGTCGGTTCAAGTCCGACCGGGACAACCAATTTAAGATACATACAGCAACAAAAAATTCTCCTACGAAGAGAGTGATGTGGTGTTCGAATCCCACTCGCGGCATTATTGACGCCGCGATAGTTTAATGGCAAAACCCTGAAAAATGTATCTAGTTTTTAATGGTTCTATGATGTAATGTAACATAATTGCCTGATTAGCGATTTTTCTCAGTTCAAGTCTGAGTAGAACTACCAATTTAGAGATGTATACAGCAACAAATATACTAATTGATATGTAAATCAAAGGTTGTGAGTTCGAATCTCACTCGCGGCTCGTTATGCCGCGATAGCTCAATGGTAGAGTATAAAAGTAAAAAATGCATCTCGTAATTTTAAAAATGAATCGGTATTGGCCGCGCCTTCTAAGCGATTGGTGCATAACTGGACTAATGTGGGTTCGACTCCCACCCGATTCGCCAAATTTAAAAACATACATGCTTGTGTGGTGAAATTGGATAATCATATTTCTCTACGAAAGAAAAGTTCTGAGTTCAAATCTCAGCATAAGCACCAAAAAAAGAATAGTTAAATTTTTTAATGTTTTGCTATAATTAAATTTGTATATATAGACGAATAAAAAAAATATTTATAATTAATACCTACTAACAAACCATTTTAAAAAAAATTAATATGTATTTTACAAACTCAATTAATATTTATTAACATATGAATCTTTTTGAAGAAACGTTTATTAAACATAGAAATTTAACACTACAAAATCAATTGAATGAAATTTTTGTAATAGAACATCGACGAGTTTTAAAAAATGAATTGATGGCGTTTCTAAAAAAACAATTTGAATCAGGCAACCTAAAAGCGGTTCGTGGTGGAATAAGCGTAACAGAATATAAACCGAATGATTGGTTAGAACCAATGGCCGAAAATGTGCTGAATCATATGGCTTCATATTTTGAAACGATACGCAGTCAAACAGAAAGAAATATATATCCAAGTGTTCAGATAGTAAAAAATTAATTTACAATGGGTGCGTAGTCTCCACGGTCTTCGAAACCGCTAGGTAGTAATTGGAACTGAAATTGCAGGTTCAAATCCTACCGCGCCTACCAATTTTTATAATGGAGTCATCGTCTAATGGCTTAGGATAGAACACTTTCAATGTTCAGATCGTGGGTTCAATTCCCCGTGGCTCTACCATTTTAATGCAATGCGGAGGACACGTTAGCTGTGTAAGAATCTCTCCAAAAGATTCTGTGTAGGGGGTAGCACCCTAACTCCGTGCCGTTTTTAGATTGACAGTTATGTTTCATTCGTATAAGTAGTTTATTACACAAGTTCGGTAAACTTGAGAATTCAGTGCAAGTCTGAAATAAAGCTCCAAGTTATAATGGTGGTATGAGTGTGAAGGTTTAACATTCAAGCCTGTGAAGCTTGCGGAATGGGATCGTTACCCATATACCACCCCATTTTTTGATCTATAATATTATAGATAATATCCAAAAACTGTGCACTGGATTTTTCAGTGAATCGATTTTGATGTGATACATCGATTACACACAATCCGATTCCTAATTCGATACATTTTTGGAATTTTTTTGAATCGTTTTTTTGAATTTTATTGAGTGTCCCATAAATATCTTCATAATGAAAAATACCATTCAACTCAAACGCCAGTTTCAATGAGGGGATGAATATGTCCAACTCCGCATTTATGACATCAGTTTTGTTATAGCGAATTGGGAGGGTTGGATATTTCTTGGTGAGTTGTTCTTCGATCCAAATCTCAAGCTTGGAACGACGATAACCAGTTGTTTTGTGTGTGTTGCTATATGTAGCAGCGCATGAAGATGAACAAAAATGATGTCTGTTTTTTGAAATGTTTCGGCGTTGTTTGTAAATTGTCTTTTTGCATTGTTCACAATGAAGATGCAATCCTGTTATTTTTGAAAGTCCACTGCATTTTTTGGAGCAATATTTCAAATCGTTACGACGACGATTTCCTTCTTCTTGTCTCTTAATAGATTTTTGAATTTCGTTTTTCGTGCTATAAAATGTAGAACGACAATATTCACATTCGAAAGGAAGCGTATTACGAGATTTTGCTTCATTGAATTCGTTTGGGGTGTAAAGCGGTTTCATCTACTAATAAATAGTTTCTCAAAGTTCAAAAAACACCCCAATTTATAGTATCTAGCGGCAATTCGCTCCGTTAATGGTAGAGGTTGAAATCTCGCACCATGCTGAATGACAGAGGGAAAGAACCCACCAATGCCAATTTAGTTCAATGGTAGAACGATTGTTTCGTAAACAATAAATATCAGTTCGATTCTGATAATTGGCTCCATAATTGGCACTTAGCGTAATGGATAACGCAATCGGCTCTGACCCGAAAGATTATAGGTTCAAGTCCTATAGTGCCAGCCATTTTTAAACAAACATATAGTAATTCTTAATTTTGCTGTTTCTTGAGAATGTATATTTGACGAAGCACAACAGCGTCAGTCAAATAGCTATATGTTAGTTTTATGCATCGTTAGCCAAATGGGAAGGTTGCGGTCTGCAAAACCGTAGTGGTAACACAGAGTTGGTTCGATTCCAACACGATGCTCACTTTATATCAATTATATCTGTTATTATTATTAGATATTTATTCGACTGAATGTGGATTTGAATTTCCAGTGCCGCTTGAGGATATTGGAAAAGCAACTTTGTTTGCAGAGGACAAAGCATTATTGTTTTTGAGATATATTCGCAAGCATGTAGAAGCAAGTAATAAAGAATCAAAAACAGTTGAATTAAGTAATTTTTCATCTGTTGTTAAAAGTGACTGATTATGGACCTACATAAAAAAGAAAAGGAGAAAAAACGAGCGTTGGCTTTGATTCGAGAAGCAGATACGTTGCGCCGACAAAAATACAATATTGTTCCAATTAAATTGGATATACCGATACATCATGGTTATGTTCGTAGTTTGGAATTGCGTGATGATGTTAAGCAACGCGGTGATTATCCAAAAATTTTAGAGGTAATAAATTTTCTTGGGCAAAAGAAAGCGTATCATTCCAACAAAGATTTTATCACTCGCACTAAAAAAACGAGTGTTGAGAAACACGCATATTTGAAATCAGCAACAGATCCACGTTTCAAATTTTATTATACAGAAGCAAAAAGAGCATCTGATATTGAAAAAATTAAATCAATAGAAAAATATCTGTGGTATCATTCCAGTTTGTATAACTGTTCATGTGAAAAAAAATTATTTCAGGAATGTATAAAACATTTTCGTCCACATTATTATTTTCGATTTCCGTGGATGTTAAAAGAAGTTACAAAACCATATTATCTTACACACTACACTCCTTTATATGGAGAATTGGAAAGTCGCTTAGACAAAATAGAGAAAGAATTGTATTACAATCATTATTATGAGCGTTATAATAACAAGCGTAATGTTGGCGATAAATTAGATAAAATAGATTTTTTGTCAACAAAATATGATGATAAAAAATCTGTAATTTATCATGCGCTTGAAGAAATCACAGATTCTGACATTATTTCATAATTGGATGCATAAATTTACCATCAATTGACGGTGTATAATATCTATTTGTAACTCCTTTACGTTCCCATAATTCTATATCATTAATACCATTAGCATTTGTTTGCCCTGCACGAATCAAAGTGTATGTGTGACCATCAATACTAATGATTTTTTTGTTGTTGCATCCAAAAAGAAATGCCATTGTAATTAAAAGTAATATTTTAGCTTTCATAATAATATATATAAAAAGTCTATGTCTTTATATCAAAAATTTATTTTTATTCGTGAAGAAATAATGAAACATAAATGGATAGAAAGTGAAAGGCAAAATCACGACGTAGGATTTGAATCGGCACTTATTGATTGGCTTAAAAATCACAAAAATGATTGGATAGAGGCACAGAAAAAGATTGACAATCGCGCAGAGTGAATCTATGCTATTGCACGTAATAAGGATACATCATATGACTACATTATAGAATTGCAAAGAAGTTGTATTTCACTTCAACAAAGCTCATTTGACTGATACTAATATCCCAATGTGGATATTAAAAACAAAAGGAATAACCTATTATGTTAATCATGTCAATACCAATGTTGGTTAAACCACAAAAGAAACTTCTGATAATTCGCCTTCCAAAGGAAGTTTAAAATTCAAAAATGTAAATATCATTATTGATGATCTGAATGAAGCAACTATATCGAACTGTTGCAGGTTCAAATCCTGTCACACGCACCAATCTCTATATGAAAGAAAACATCAACACAACATTCACCGGCACCATTGATCAACTACTAGACCATTGTTCAAAGTTAGATTTTGATATTAGTGATGAAGAAGTTAAAGAACGTGAGTATGAAGCTTCAATAAAATATATTATGGATCATGAGGCAGCTTCCAGAGAAGACGCTATTGAAATATATAATATGATTGCGTTGGAGGAAGTAAAAACCACTGTAGAAAAGTTAGTAAAAGATGGAATACTTAAAATTACTGGATTTGATGATGAAGGAAAACCAGAGTTTGGATTGACGGAACTAGGTAAACAATGCGCCGGTGAGATTAAAAATCAAGATAAACTCAAAAAGTCCAAGAAAAAGAAATGAAATATATAATAATGAGAATCATAGTGATATGCTCGTATATTTTTGTAGCATTATCAATTTCTAGATTTTGTGGAATCTAATACTAGATTAGAAGAGTATCTTAATAAAGATGATAGAAGTAATTCCAACTAAAAAACAAATTTCAATTGCCAAGCGTAAATCCAAAGAAATGGGAATACTAAATAATAGTATTACAAAAGGCAAAGGAAACGTTTATGGATTTTTGGGAGAATTGTTGGTAAATGAATATATTGGTGGCAAGTCAAAAAATACATATGATTATGATATTGTTAAAGACGATATCAAAATAGATGTAAAAACAAAAACTTGCACAAGTCCTCCGCAACCACATTATTATTGTAGTGTTGCCGCATACAATATACGTCAAAAATGTGACGTATATTTTTTTGTTCGCGTAATGGAAGATTTTAGTAGAGCATGGATATTAGGCGGCTGTAGTAAAGATTACTTTTATAAACATGCTCAATTAAACAAAAAGGGAACCATTGACGAAAGCTCTTCATACAAATGGAAATTTAAGGCAGATTGTTATAATCTGCCTATTAGCAAGCTCAAAAAGATACCAGTTTAGCATTCAATTGATAGTCTAAATGTCTGGATGCAAATTCAGCATAAATTAATAAATAATTATAACTCTAATAAATAAATATATTAGTGTTTTTTTTAACTATTTATTTATATGGTCGCATTAAAACAATTAATTATTGAAAATTTTCAAATTGCACAAAAATTGTATATCAATACAAATAAATTGGATCAGGTTGCTGTAAATTTTTTAAAAAAATTATCCAATAGCGATTATACTTTTAAGACATTGGCTGATTTGTATATTGAGGATCAACAAAGTCATATAAAATGGAGCGACAATGAATGGAAGAATGCAGTTGTTCAGTTAAAAAACTACAATAAAAATATATTTCCTATAGAAGGTTTTTCGTATGATTCAGCGAATGTTATTGTGACACGTCGCTTATTAAAAAACCGAGAAGAAATAATAAAAATACTTAATAAGTGGCCTTCGATAGCAAAAAGAAATTTAAAGTTTGATATTTCTATTCCACGAAATGAAAATAAATTTCAACGGTTGAAGGATGTCATTTTGTATATCGATTCACATCTGAATCTTCTTGATAATAGAACTCCAGAAACAAAAGCGGCAATTTATAAAAAAATATTTAGTAGTAATCATACAACATTCGATGCTGTAGCAAATTTCGTGGAAGATAAAATAAATTTGTTACATGGATCGGCATATACAAAACAAGAACTTCAAAAATTAGTTGAAAAAAACTCAGACTCGTTAAAAATTGTATATGATAAAAATAATATTGTAATTGTAGATGTAACAAGTCAGAGTGGAATAAAAATAATTGGGTGTAATAGTATTTGGTGTTTTACGTATGGAGATGAATATGGTCTAGCAGGAGAGCAATGGGACAGATTCAGTTATAACAGTCATGTATATGCAATTATTAATTTTTCCGAATCACAGAATGATCCTCAATTTATTCATATTGTGACCAAGCCATTTTATACACATACACAGCCAATTCCGTACTATGATCGACGTCAAAAAACATTTGATTTTCATCATAATACTGTCGATGATATGAATTTTGATGATACTGGAATATTTGATATGGCAAATCTACCAGTGCATGGAAATCCATATGAAATTTTAAATGATTTAGTTAAAAACGATCCGAGCGCACTGAAAGTTTTTACATTTAATGATATGTAATATATTTATATACATGATATCAATATCCAATATCGCTAAACGAGTATTAAATGAGATACTATCATTTAGTGAACTCATGAAATTTTCGGAGCCAAAAAGAAAAAAACGCGCATTGAAAATGAGAACACAATCACTTCCAATGCGAGCAGATGCAACAAACGAATATTGGAATTTTAGTTACAAAAGCGATTCTAGTCATATTACACCGCGTCTCGAAAATCCGAACGGCATTAACCACAAAGGTAGAATTACATTTAAAAAAGAAAATATCAATACAAGTGCAATTGATATTCCATGTAAGGTAGATTGCACCTGTGAAGACTATAGATACAAATATGCATATGCAAATAATGATAAAGATGCAGGACCAATGGGTACAAGCAGTTTAAATCAATGCAATGGAAATTTTCCAAAAATAACCAATCCATATTTGCGCCCCGGATTGTGCAAACATCTATTAAGTTTACGAGATTATTTGCGTACAAAATTAGAGGAAAGTAATAAACCTACATTGGCTGAAAAATTGGACGATATTGTAACTCGTTATCCTACAGATAATTTTGAAATCAAAGATTGATTAAGAAAAAAGTTGACGACTTTGAATTCTTCGTCTAGTATATATGCACGCTAAGAAAATGAAGATTTGGAAATCTGAACTCGCTTAGTAAAAACACAAAAAATAGAAAGTATATATATTATTATGAAAAAGTTATTATTGTCGTTGTTGGCTGTATTGGCAGTCACGTTTAATGTCGGTGCTTTGGATTTTTCCATTGGTGGCACTGGTTCAACTCAAACTCAAAAAAATACCGGTTCCGAATTTGGAACTGCACTACGTCTTGAAAAGTTTGCAACAACCAATATCAGTGTTGGTTACATTCAAGGAATCAACGTAGCAACTCCAAATGTTCGCGGCTCAAGCGAATTGTTTGTTGCTTATAATTTAGATTATAAGGTTGTTGGATTCCAGAATCAAACATTTGCAGGTGCAGGTGCATCATTTGGATATGGTGATGGTTTGCCAACATGGCATGCTGGACCATTGCTTGGTAATCGCTTTTTCGTCAAGGATAATGTGTATATTTTGGCTCAAGTCAACTATGATATAGGCTTGAATAATGTAGCAGATAACGCTGTTCGTTACACACTTGGTCTTGGTGTTAGATTCTAAAAAACTAAATTAACAACAATCGGCATCAATAAAAAATTGATGCCGATTTTATTTTTTATGAGGACATAGTATGGCACATTTTATTAAACTAAATGTATTACATCACGGGCACGAAGAAACTAACAATAGAACTTATATACCAACATTGATTAATTTGGATATGATTGTTAGTATTGAGCCTTCTAAAATTCACAGTTTGATTTTCACAAAAAATCATTCAACTCAACCAATAAGAGTAAAAGAAAATTTGGATGAAATTTTGAAACTAAGCAAATGTTGCAAATAAAATAAATGTAACAAAATAGTTTCAATTATATATTGATTAATCTGATTCGTAATGAATCGTACAAAAATAGAAAGAAAAAATAAATTATGGCAACACAAAAAACAACAAAGACTGCAAAGGCAACTAAGACACCCAAGACGGTAGCAACTACACCTGCAAAGAGTAAGACTGCAAGTGTAGTTAAGAAGGCTGTTGCAAAGACATCTGCAAAATAATTGAAAAAAAAAATGAACGTTTCCAAATTTTGGAAATATTTATTCTTACAATGAATACATTCGTACAATTATTCGTCGTAGGACCAGCACTCGCTAGTGCTGCGTCACAACCTAGTTTGGTACTAGGCTAACCAACGGACATTTGCGTAATTTTAAACCCGTTGGCCTAAAAAACCAACGGGTTTTTTGTTTGCGAAAGTTGTTGACGTTTGAATCGGATAGTGTAAGACGTATCCATAGTTGAGACGGCGATGTTGAATCGAAACACTGAGAAATGGAATCCTCAACAAAGCTGTTGACAACGATGAAAAAAGTGCTAAGATAGTAAGTAACGCATTTAGAAATTTTGAGCGTACAATCAAAACCGTAGAGGCGAGCCGTGGGAAATCGGAGACGCCGGTTCAATGAAAATTGGGCTACCAACGATAGGTTCACAAATCCTTAAATTTATTAAATGGGCGGTTAGCTCAGGGGTAGAGTAGCTGATTTACACTCAGTTTGTCGGAGGTTCAAATCCTTCACCGCCTACCATTTTTAGAGGGACGATCTTCAATTTGTGAGAAGAGTATATTATCACACTATCTTGTTGGTAAGTTCATTGTTAATTTTAAACATCGGAGTGTAGTCCGTAAATAGGAGCGGGCCAGTTTTGGGAACTGGACAGTAATGCCTGTAGGTGCAAGTCCTATCACTCCGACCATTTTAACTTAGTTCAAGTAAGATAAGTCCGACTTTCATAAATTTCAATACTATATATTAGTATATGAATAAGATTGAATCGGAAATAATGTCAAATATAGAGAAATTCAAACAAGTTGTAAAAGAAAGCAATGGAACCGGAGAAATATGTCGTAAATTTAATTTCTGTGACAATGGAAAATCAAGAAATCAAGTTAAATTAAAAATTTATGAATTTAAACTCGATATTTCACATTTTGGATTAAAAAATCATATATGTAAATATCAAAAAATTAAAAAAGAATGTCCGATATGTCAGTCGCTGTTTGAGACTGAAAAAAATCATCCGAGAGAGAAAAAAACATGTTCTCATAAATGCGCTAATAAATTTTTTGCTGCGTCTCTTAGTTCAGAACAAAGAGAAAAAATAAAACGCGGATTAAAATTGTATTACCAATCAGAACGAGGATTAAACACAATTCGTAAAAAGAAAAAACAAATAGTAATTGTCAAAAATTGTAAAATTTGTCAAAAACAATTTAAACCAAAATCCAATAAAATTATTTATTGTTCAAAATTATGTCAACATGCATGTATAGAATATAAAGAAAAACTCAGACAAGCACAATTAAAAAGAATTATAGAAGGAACCCATTCCGGTTGGAAAAGTAGAAATCAACCATCTTATGCTGAATTATTTTTCATGAAAGTATTGACAAACAATAATATATCATATAAGTTCGAAGAACCTTGCGGAAAATATTTTATTGATTTTGCGATAGAATCCAAGAGAATTGCATTGGAAATTGATGGCAAACAACATCTTCTTGAAGATAGAAAAAAATCCGATCAATTAAAAGATGAATATTTAAAGTCACAATCATGGAAAGTATATCGAATACCTTGGAAATCAATAAATACTAAATCAGGTAAAAAATTTATAGAAAATGAAATAAATAAATTTTTAGAATTTTACAATAGATTTTAAGATACACACAGCAACAAATAAAAATCATATTGGAATGAAATGTCTTGTCTGCGGACCATGAAAAAAATGCAGGTCAGAAGCAAAACTGTAAATAAGTTGTATCTTGTCAATTTAATAATGGGCATGTGGACGAAAGCGAAATTAGAAGAAGCGATAGACTTAAGATCTGTTGTCCTTGGGGGTGCAAGTCCCTCCATGCCTACCAATTTTTAAATGGGCCAGTAGCATCAATGTAATGCATCTCACTTGCAATGAGAATATTACGGGTTCAAGTCCCGTCTGTGTCCACCAATTTTTATGCGTCATTGGCCGATTGGCTTAGGCATCATCCTTCCAAGTTGAACAAGTCGGTTCGATTCCGACATGACGCTCCAATTTCAACGCCAGAATAAAACATATCTAGATCATAAAGGTATTAACAGCAATCCAAACAATGGAATCATTGGTTCAAATCCAATCGCTGGCACCATATTTTATGGAATTTTAATTGGGGATTAGCGTAATGGTATCGCGGGTGGCTTTGAACCACTGTCTTATAGGAGTTCGATTCTCTTATCCCCAGCCAATTTTAACAATCAGCGTGTAGACCAACATTAAAGAGTCATTTCCAAAACTGGAAGAATGAGTGTGGCTAGAAATAGATGTATATACGACAGGTGAAAATCCCACTACGCTGACCAATTTTATGAATACATTAAAAAGTTATTTGACAATTTACGGGCGTGTACTGGTTTCGATTTAATATTCTGGTCATGCTAGGCATGTGGAAGATAATGGTTGGCTTCCTAAAAAATCCATTAAAACACTAAATGCAGAAGAAAATGTAATTGCATATGACTTCTCTTATGATGAAGTCGCTGTTGCTGCCTAATTTATTGGTAGTCCATTTGTTGCAGGATATCTGATAGTGTAACAAATGTCTTTTATCAGAGTAAACGATAATATCGGATTGTGTATTATTGTTGACCATTTTGCAATCTCAAGGGCAATTTTGTTTTTCATTTATTAGAATTGCCACAAATAAATTCAAAGTGAATAAACATGTAGTCTGGTATGGTTTAAATGTTAAAGACGGGGATTCAACTTCCCCCACGTCCACCATTTTTAAAACGTTTTTTGAAATTTTGTATGCTATATATTGCATATGGCAAATAAGTTATCAAAAGCAGACGCTGAGAAAAAGGTTTACGAATTGACTGAAAAATTAATTTTTACCAAAAAAGATTTTAAGGATGTAGCCGCTGGTTACAAAGAAAAAATCAAAGAGTTAGAAAATGAAATTAAAGCAGTTGTAGAAGAAGTTGGTGATGTTAGTTTAACTCCAACTGTTGCAGAAGAAGAAGTTTAATTGTTCTTTAAAATAATGGCAAGATGGCAGAGTGGATTATTGCATCTGTCTTGAAAACAGAAGTGGGTCAAACCACCGGGGGTTCGAATCCCTCTCTTGCCTCCAATTTATAGTTGTAGATTGATATACCGATACGAATATGCCGGATTGAGGATCATGCCGGTTATCTTGACATTAAAAAAGTAAATGCTTGAATGCAGTGAAAGTCAAGAAAAGTGGTACGACTGAAACAGTGCTATGGTAGCTTCACGAACTAATGAAGCAAGGTCAAAACAAACTATTAATTTACAGCTAAATGGAAGTGACGTAGATAGTTAGGTTTCTACAGCAGTTTGCTAAACTGCCGATGTATAAAAGCATCTGAGGGGGCAGCACCCTTCGCTTCCGCCATTTTCTTAAAATAAATGAGTGGTATAATGAATGTAAGCATATTTATAGATCTGAAGCATCGTAAACCAAATCATAATTGTAGTAACTCTGAATGTAAAAATATTATTTACAAACGTCCTACAGAAAAAATTAAATATTGTTCTAGATCATGTTATTTTAAAACAATAATTAAAAGAAAAAATATCAACTGTAAATATTGTAATAAATCTTTTTTACCTGATAGAATTGAACAAAAATATTGTAGTAATGTATGCGCCGCTTCTATCCTACGCGGTCCTTATACAAAAACTAAATTTAGATCTAAAACTCAATATAGATTACAATTATTAAAAGATAAATTTAATTTTATAAAATGCATGGTGTACGGATGTACTTATAATAAAGTTTATAATGTTCATCGTTTTATCGAAGGAAAATATGATGGTAAATATGAAATAGGCAATATGTTCGCAATTTGTCCCAATCATCACTGTGAATATCATTCCGGATTAATTAAATTTGAAAAAACTAATGATAGTGAATTAAAAATAATATAATCCTGTTCTATCCGCCAATTTAAAAGCTATCAACATTTTTATGTTGACAGCTTTTTGTTTTTACGTATAGTATTCTAATATGAAAGCAATCGCTGCAATGGGAATCAATAGAGTTATTGGAAAAGATTATACACTTCCTTGGCCAAATATTAAAGAAGACTTTAAGTGGTTCAAAGAATTTACCACTGGCAAAATATTGATAGTGGGTCACAAAACGTTCAGCACTTTACCTGTTCTAAAGAACAGAAACCTTATTGTGTTAACACGTTACAATTCTAAAGAACAAACTATTGATGAAATTATAAATCATAAACAAGGTTATGATCCAATCAACAATATGGGTTATTGTTATCGAAACCAAGAAAATATTCTTAATTTGCACTCAAACCATAAAGACAATTTGGTTGTAATTGGTGGTGCCAAAACATATGAATTATTTCTTCCGTATATAACAGAATTTTATGTTACTCATGTAAAAGGCGAATATGAAGGTGATACTTACATGCCACCGTTTGAGCATCTATTTGATAATCAAGAGGTTATAAATGTATTTGAAAGTGGGCATAAAGTTTTGAAGTATTCAAAAAAAGTTTAATACTTATTAATGTTATGATTATAGATTATATTGTTGGATTGTTTCAGAAATTACGATCTTCGAAAAAAGCTCAGATCAATGCAATATTTCCACAACCTGTAAAACCAAATTCAGTAGTTATCTTGGTTCCTGTTGGAAATCATATTGAACCAGCGGTCGATGAATCCTTGAGAAAATTAGAATCGATGGGATATACAGTTCGTAGAAAATATGGATTTAGTGCAATTGATCAAGGTAGATGTGCAATGGCACAAGAAGCTTTGGACGATGGATTTGAACATTTATTTTGGATTGATGCTGATGTAGCATTTTGGCCATATGATGTTGAAAAGGTAATTAAAATGGGTTTGCCATTTTTGAGTGCGCCGTATAGTGTAAAAGGTTGGCCAGCATTGACCACAGAATTTCTCGATAAGAAAGTTTTGCTTGGCGAACAAGGTGGATTGTATGAAATAAAATATGCTGCCACTGGTTTTATGTATACACATCGCAGTGTGTATGAAGCAATTGTAAAAAATGAAAAGATGACAAAGGTCAAAATTTGGGGAGGTCAATATGAGGTCTATCCATATTTTTATCCACTCTTGTTGAATAATGAATATATCGGTGAAGATTTTGCATTTTGTCATCGTATACGAAATGTGGGAATCAAGTTGTATTCTGATACTAGAATTAAATTAGCGCATATCGGAAAATATAGTTATAGTTTTGGATTTTTAGAGCAAGGTGTTGTTCCTGAACCAAAAACCGTAACTTACACTAAAATTGATAACAATACTTACAGTTAATACTTGACATTCATAATTTTAAGTGGTAATATCCACTTTAATATTATGAAAACTAATTTAAATTTAACAATTCGATCACTAAATGGTTTATGGGTTGGTGATTGTATCGGCAATGTTGGCCAATTGTATTTTGCCCACGATATTTTAAAAGCTCTTGACGAAGGACTTGCAAAATTCGGCAATGGTATCAATCCACATGGACAACATTTTGCATTATCAGATGATACAGAAGAAGCAATTGTTCTTGTCAACCATTTGAATGATAATGGACAAATTTTACAAGACAAATATGCATACGAATTGTCCAAACGTTATTTTGAACGTGATCCAGATGGCGAACATTATGGTTATGGTTTGATGACACGCACAGTGTTACGTGATATTTATTTTGGTAAAGATTGGCGTGTAGCAAATCAAACAAAACCAAGAGTTGAAGGACCAAGTTTTGTTGATAAGTTAATTGTTGAAGTTGCCGGTGGAAAAAGCATTATTGCTGCAATGGCAGAAACCAATGCGGATTTACAAAAAGAACTGGCAAATAAACCCGAATTAAAGATTGGTAGTTGTGGAAATGGTAGTGCAATGAGAGTTGCACCATTGGGCGCATTTGTATATGAAAATTCAGAAAACTGGTCCGATCCTATTGGTCATTTAATTGAAGAAGCAACTTTACAAGCACAAGTTACACATTGTCATGTAGAAGGTATTGCTGGTAGTATTGCAGTATCTGTATTGGCGTATTATTTATCAATTTTTGGATCAGTTGCACATGATGCGGATTTATATTCAATTGTACGTTCCGATTTAACTTTAACTCCGGGTAAAATTTATGATTATATTCTGAGTTATGTGCCAAGCGGCAAAGTATATGATGGTATTGTCAAAGCAAGTGAATTGCCACTTGATTTACCATTAATGAAGGTTATTGAAATTCTCGGCAATGGAACTCATGTAACATGCCAAGATACAGTTCCTCTTTGTATTTATCTTGTAGTAAAAGGATTATTTACTTACAAGTTGGAAAATTATTATGAAAATACATTGATTGAAACATGCAAATGTTTTGGTGATGTAGATACTAATTGTGCAATTGTTGGTGGACTTGTAGGTATAATTAATCCTCCACCTGCAAAGTGGGTAAGTTATTGTCAACCAATGGAAGGTGTATTAGGAGCACCTTTGCCAGAACACAAACCATTGTTTGATGAAAAAAGAAAGTTTGATAAAATGGCTATCAAAGCTGCAATGGCTGAGACACAAATTGATCCCGGCATCACAAAAGAAGTTGACGAAGTGACAGAGATGGATTACAGTAATCCCGATCTTAAGAAACCAGTCGATTTTATGGAATTTATTAAGACTAGAAATAAAACATTATGAGTAAAACATTAGACGTAGTAAATAATGAAGATCCAAAATCTCCGACATTAAAATTGTTGGACGTGATTTATGGGTCTTGTTGTGTAAAGCATCCAGTGAATCACAAAAATGGATGAAAAGCACAAAGGCAATGGAGATTGTTGGAGTTGGTTGTGTTGTGCAAGTTACAACACAACAAGGCGACAACATCAGCGAATCTGTTACATTTGTTCCCGGTGTAAAAATCGGCACAGATGAAAGCAATAATCGCTTTCTCACAAAAGTATAAGTTGTTGTGAACAAAAACCGCGTATAATTTTTACATTATACGCGGTTTTTTTAAAAAATATGAGAAAAAACAAAAAACAATTGAAACAGGATGGAAACTATAAAAATTAATATAGACGAAACATCGGATAATGTAATCAAAGATAAAAATGATTGATATGACTGAGAAAAAGTTCAAACTAAACGAAAAACTACAAAGCATTTTGGATACAAAATATAACTTAGAGTATGATGATACACCTCTTGATGCGGATGATTTGGAATGGTTATTTGAACAGATATATCGCCAAGGATTTCGTGACGCTATAAATGATATAGATAATAGCATATACAACATAAAATTGAAACGAGATTTGGTATGAACAATTACGAAGAACTAGATCCCCACGCAGATGTTAAAGTAAGATATAATAATCGTAACATATTGATGGTATCTGAAATAAAAAATGCTGGATTTGAATATGTAACTCATGTAGCATTTGCATATCATCCAGAAACTAAAAAGATGTATATTGGCGATGATAGCACTCCTGCATTGACCAAAACATATTTGTTGGGAGTGTGTGATGAAGAATCAGTAAAATATGATATTGATCCTTCCGTCAAAACCAAAGTCATTTCTAAAATGAAAGAGCTTGACATGTATTGGGTTAATCAAGTATACTTGGGAGAAATATTTATACCAGAAGGCAAACCCAATGAACGAAAACATCATATGTTTTGTCGGGGTAAAGTAAATAACAATATATGAACAAAGTAGACACAGAATATTTTAGAATTGTAAACGACATTCTAACCAACGGACGACTCAAAAAGAATCGAACCGGTGTAGATTGTTTGACTATTGCCGGTGCTATGTTTCAACATGACATGAGCGACGGTTTTCCGATATTGACTACTAAAAAAATTCCATTTAGACTGGTATCTTCAGAGCTAGAATTTTTCATTAAAGGAATGAGTGATAAAAGATGGCTACAAGCTCAAAATAATCACATTTGGGATGAATGGTGCAATCCAATGAAAGTGCCGTATGCAAACGACGCCGATACGAAACAGAAAATGTTAGAAGAACCAGATTTGGGAGACATTTATGGAGTTGTATGGAGAGGAAAGTCGCCCAATCAAAAGATTGATCAACTAAAATATATAGTTGACACCTTAAAAACTGATAATACCAGTCGGAGAATGGTATGCTCTGCATGGTCTCCAATGGATATGAAAACGCAAGCATTACCGCCTTGCCATGTGATGTGGGGAGTTATTGTAATTGAAGATAAATTAAATCTGTGGTGGATGCAAAGATCAGTTTGCTCAGGTTTAGGACTTCCGTTCAATATTTCTAGTTATGGTTTATTATTGCATTTATTAGCAAAAGAAGCGGGACTAAAAGAAGGAACCTTAACAGGATTTCTTGCAGATTTACATCTGTACACGAATCACATTGATAAAATCAAGCTTCAAATTACTAGAGATTGCAAATCTTTACCAAAAATAACGACAAATGACTGGAAATCTATCTTTGACTGGAAATATACAGATTCCGATTTAATCGGATACGAGTCCCATCCAAGCATAAAAATGGATATTGCTGTTTAATTCATCTCATAACAACAATTAATTAAAACCGATAAATTTACATCAATATTTAATTATGAATATTACTAATAAAAATTTACAAAATTATATTAATCACATTGTATTCGTCGTAGATTCTTCTGGATCAATGGGAAGTCTTTCAAATGAAGTTGTAAAAGTTTTCGATGCTCAAATTAAACATCTTGCTACTCGCAGCAAAGAATTGGATCAAGAAACTCGCGTCACTGTTTATCTTTTCAATGACAACGTTAGTTGTTTGATTTATGATAAGGATGTACTACGTCTTCCATCACTAAAAGATTATTATCGTACTGGTGGAAATACATCATTGATTGATGGAACTGTAACTGCATTAGATGATCTTGCATTGACTCCTCAAAAGTATGGTGATCATGCATTTTTGTCTTACGTGTTGACCGATGGTGCAGAAAACAATAGCCGGCACACTCCTGCACATTTGGCTACCAAACTTAAAAATCTACCTGACAATTGGACAGTTGCAGTTTTGGTTCCTGACCAAACTGGTGTTCATGAAGCTAAGAAATTTGGATTTTCATCCAATAATATCCAAGTATGGAGCGCAACTGTTGGCGGTGTTGAAAAAGCTGGTGAAACTATCAAAGCGGCAACCGATAATTTCATGGCGGCTCGCGCTAAAGGAATTCGTAGTACCAAGAATTTGTTTGATCTTGATGTTACCAAATTGACAAGCGCAACTGTTTCAAATAATCTAACTCAGTTACCTGCAACCGATTATTTATTGATTCCAGTTCAAAATGATAGTGTAATCAAGCATTTTGTTGAAAGCTGGACCAAGACACCATATGTCAATGGTTCTTCATATTATCAGCTTACGAAAGCTGAGAAAATTCAAAGCTACAAGCAAGTATGCATTCAAGATAAATTGAATGGTAAAGTATATAGTGGTGTAAACGCTAGAGCTATGTTGGCGTTGCCTGATCAAGAAGTAAAAGTAAATCCTGCTTCTCATAATGCATTTGATATTTTTGTTCAAAGCACCAGTACAAATCGTAAATTGATTAAGGGTACAAAATTGTTGGTGTTGAAGTAACACGTATGGCTCGACCAAAGAAAAAGGGCGACTTTAAAGACATCATTACTAAAAAATTAAAAGGCAATGATGTAAAAGAAGTCGCTTCTTCTATTTCTAAAAAAGTAGAAAAACAAATAAAATCAAAAAAGGTTAGCAAAAGCTCTGTTAAAAAAGTCGAAGTTCCAAAAAAAACAGAGATTGAAGTAGAGGAATCTTTTTCAGATTTACAAATTATATCAAAATCATTTCCTCCTTCAAGTATTTTCCATGAAGTATATCATAATATTCCAGTCGAAAGACGAATAACTAAACACACAGATATTGGAAGCCGTGTAATCGTAGCCAAATATCCTGTATTTTATAAAATATATTTTATGGAATATATAGATGTCGGTAAGCCACATTTTCCTTTGGGAGGAATTAAAGTATATAATGTAACATTTGAACAGACACAATATTTTTATTATGATTCTGTGGCATTGCATCCTACAAAAAAAGATAAATATAGAGTTAAAAATATTGATGAATAATTTTTGATATGTTGACTGGTTATCGCATATCATTTTTAATAAAACCAAAAAATAGTATGAATTAAAAAGGATAGTATATTATGGCTACTAAACTAAGTAAGCAAGACACTGGAACAGCTTCTAAAAAGAAGTATGTTGTTATTCGTAGTGGTATTCGTGTAAGTGATCGTGAATACGATGATATTAATGATGCAACTGAAGAAGTTGAGCATTGGCAGCGTATTTTACAGACATGGCCGGATGGCACAAAAATCACCGTTGAAGAGTACAACGATAAGAAACATCGCATTTATTAATTATTATGAATGCACCTATTGGATTGAAAGAGCGTATTGCTCAAGCTACAAGTGAGACTGAAGTTATTCAGTTATTAACATCCGGACAAACATTTAATTATGCAAGTCCTCGTACCAAATTGAATTGGAAATACACGGCTCAACGCAGAATTAGACAGTTGCAACAAACGGTTTTGGTAGAAACATCCACCAATACGTTACCTATTAGTAACAAAAATAAAACAATTCCCAATAAAAACAGACGCAAGAAGTAATATACACAAATATATAAATATAAACGTCATCAAATAAAAATTTGATGACGTTTTTTTGTTTTTGTAAATGATTTGTTGATACTTATTAATGTATGGCAAAAAAACCATTAAATGTTACATATAAACCATATTTGTTACCTTCGGATTTTTCGGAGATGGACAAATTTATCAAAAAAAATAAAACAATGATGACAGAGCAAGTAGTATCTTCCATCGCATATGCCATTGAAAAAAAATTAGAAGTTGTGGAAGTATTTAAATTTAAAAGATCTGATTTTGTCATAACGCTTTCACATGAAACTTTCAAACAAAATTTAGAAAATGTATATAATTACTATATTTCGACTGAAAAATATGAATTGTGTACTCGAATAAAAAAAATTGAAGAGAAATTAAAAACCATTGTATACAATTTATAACTTGCATGAAAAAAAATAAATCTACCAAAGATACAAGTCCAATCGTACCACAAAAATCAAAAATCAAAAATGAATTGAGTATTACAAAGCGCGAGTTGACTGAAAAGCAAAAACAATTTTTAGAACTCGCCATGGACAAAAATACAAAATTAATTTTTATTAGTGGTCCGGCAGGAACATCCAAAACGTATGTAAGTATAATGGCTGCATTACAATTAATGAATTTAAAAAAAGTGAGTGATTTACTTTATTTAAGAAGTGCAGTTGAAAGTGCTGATAGTAAAATTGGATTTTTGCCGGGTGAAGCCAACGAAAAAATGGCACCTTATATGCAGCCACTTTTGGAAAAATTAAATGAATTATTACCAAAATCTGAAGTCGATGCTTTGGAGAAAGACGGACGTGTTTCGAGCATTCCTATTGGGTTTTTGCGAGGATTGAATTGGAACGCTAAATGTATTGTCGCAGACGAATCTCAAAATATGACACAGAAAGAACTTATTACGCTTATTACACGTATTGGTGAGTTTAGTAAAGTTTTTGTAATTGGCGATCCGGAGCAATCTGACATTGGAAATAAAAGCGGATTTACAAAAATTGTAAATTTGTTTGATGATGCGGATAGTAGAGAAAACGGTATATTTACCTTTAAATTCACCGAAGAAGACATTGTTCGCAGTGGATTGGTAAAATATATTATTAAAAAAATAAAAAATTTATAATTAAATATATTTATATATATTAAACGTATATGTCTAATAAAAAGATCACAGATTTGACCAGTTATAGTGCCGCTGAAATTTCGGCGTCTAGGGGAGTGGATTTATTAGCGATCACAGATGTAGCACATCAAGAAACAAAAAAAATAACGGCACTTGAATTTAGCAAATACGCGACCAGTATAAGTGGTGCGTATACCGGCAGTTTCACTGGTAGTTTTACTGGATCATTTCTCGGCACAAGTAGCTGGGCAATGAATTCCGTTTATGCCACTACATCATCATACGCGTTAAATAACGATAACACAACTGCTACAAATGTTGGAAATCAAGGTGCTGGAGTTTTTAAACAAAAAACCGGTAATACAATTCAATTAAAAAACATTAGTGCTGGAAATAATATTCAATTATTAGATGACAGCATAAATAATTGTATTCAAATTAGTGCAGCGAGCACGTTAACGCAACCCGGCGGTCCACGTTATTCTGTTCAATTTAATAATCCAGCAGGAACATTTGCCGGCGATGGTGATTTTTTATATCAACCATCTTTATTTACATCTCCCGCATCGTTAACCATCAATGGTAAAATTACTTCTTTATTTACTGCAAGCAATTCATCGGGAATTGGTTTTTATGGTACGTCAAGTTGGGCATCAAGTTCTGTGTCATCGAGTTATAATTTAAGCAGTAGTTATGCACTCACATCAAGTTATGCAGTCACCGCAAGTTATCTAGCCAATCAATCGCAGACTGGATTGTTAACATCTTATAGCGCAATTGATACTACTGCTGCAACTACTAACGTAGTTTATCCTACTTTATACACGGGAATATCAAAAACAGTAACTCCAAAGACTGCAACTTCCAAATTTATAATTCATGTTTCTGTAACTATTACGGTATACAACGGAACAGGATGGGGGTATGGAAGCTTGTATAAAGATAGCACATTATTAGTAGATAAATTTGTTTGGTCTGACAATGGTATAACTTATGGAGGATCGGTAACATATATTGATACTGCAACGGATTTGTCATCAAGAACATACAGTGTAAAGTACACAACTAGCGGTGGGGATACAATTTATATTAATAGTATCGGTGGCTCATTTACTATACCAGCAACACTTTCAATTTTAGAATCCACAACATAATTATGGCAGGAACAATTAAAATCAGTGAATTGAATACATTTCCTTCGTTATTAAAAACGGAAGATTTTTTTGCGGTTGACAAAAGCAGCAGTTTGTTAACTTATCGTGCCACACTGGGGCAGGTACAGTCATTAGTTAGCACCGGTAGTTTTTCTGGATCATTGATTGGCACATCAAGTTATGCAAGCAGTTCCATTAGCTCAAGTCGAGCAGTTACGTCTAGTTACTCAATAAATACTATTAGTTCCAGTTACGCTTTGACCGCTAGTTATGTATCTGGTAGTGGCGGTGGTGTAAATGGCAGCGGAACTGTTAATTATTTACCTATTTGGACAAGTAACATCGCGCTTGGAAATTCCAGTATTTATTATACAAGTTCATTATCTTCTTATTTGTTTTCATATGCAAATATTATAGTTGAAAACGGACAGGGATTTTTCACTGCACGGGGCACATATAATTGTGGAGTTATAATGCAAAGCATGTATACTTCGTCAGATTCGTGGACATTAACGTGCGGAACACAAAACACCGGAAGTTCAAGAGGAATGTTTGATTTAATAACATATAGCGGATCAAATCAACTGATTAGTAAACAAAGCAATGACCCAGATGGAAATGGTACTATTCGTACATTGCGTATTGCAGGCAACGGATTTTATTTTTGGCCATTATCAAGTGTTCAAAGTGTATCTTTGGATGGAACTTTTAATATCGGAGCCGATTCAGGCACACCAAACACATCTTCAAGATTATTAATTAATGTTTACAGCGGAAGTAGTACAAATAATCCTCAAGTAAATCATCTTAAAAAGGCAATTGAAGTAGTTTACGGAAGCTCTTCTGTTAGCAGTTCCACTTATACAACTACTTTTTGCGTAAGTAGTAGTGGATATGTATATTCCACCGGATACAATGTAATTTCAAGTAGCAATTATGCTTATACAAGTTCGTTGGTAAGTGGCAGTTTTGCTGTAATTGAAGATAATGGAATTATGTATTTATTCGCTAGAAGCGCAAATGGAAGATTAAGATCTGCAAGTTTAGCATAATATATTTAAAAAATGTTATTCGTTCAAATAGCAAGTTATAGAGATCCTGAATTAATACCGACTGTTTTAGATTTAGTTGAAAAAGCCAATGATCCAAAACAACTGCGTATTGTAGTAGCGTGGCAACACGATGATTTAGAATCTATCGACCCTATAAAACATTTAATAGAATATATTGATATTCCTTGTGTTGATAGCAAAGGTGTTTGTTGGGCACGTAATTTAATTCAGCAAAAATATAATAATGAAGAATATACACTTCATTTGGACAGTCATCACCGATTTGTAAAAGGATGGGATACTTTGTTGTTGAATATGTATCAACAATGCAAAGATATGGGAAGCGAACGACCATTATTGACAACCTATCTTCCTAACTACGATCCATTTACCGGAGAATTTTTAAATGAAGCTTGGCAGATGAAAGTTGAAAAATTTATGGATGATGGTCCATTGTTTTTTGTGCCCGAGCCAATTTTAAATTTCCAAAATCTAGAAAAACCAATTCCTGCTAGATTTTATAGCGCACATTTTGCATTCACAGACGGTAGTTTTTGTAAATTGGTTCCACATGATTTGGATTATTATTTTTATGGAGAAGAAACCAATATTGCTGTTCGTGCATTTACTAACGGATATGATTTATATCATCCACATCAACTAATTGCATGGCATCAATATAAAAGATCTTATCGTCCCACACACTGGAATGATAATATTAATAATACTAAAAAATCTTGGATTGAGTACGATTCCATATCAACAAAAAAACATCGAATTTTATTTAAAATGGAAAAATCAAATGAAAATTTTTTAAATGTATTTGGTTCTATAAGATCTCTACATGATTATGAAACTTATGCCGGTATTAGATTTTCAGATAAATATATAAGCAAATATACATTAGATAATAATTTACCTCCCAATCCGATTGATTGATCTATATCATCTTATTTAAAATATTTTATTGTTTTTAATAAGTTGATTATATATAGATAACAGTTGAATAAAATTACATATGGAAGAATCTGATATTCAAGAAGTAAAAAAAATTTTAAAACACGCACACAAATTAGAAGACTGGACAATGGTTGAAGAAGCTATTGAATATTTGTCTGATTTCTGTGATCAATCATCAGCCGATGAAGAAGATGAAGATTAAAAAATAAAATAAATATATGATATTGACAATCGTTATATTGAGTGTATTATTACTTTCATCTATTGTGATTAATTTTTATTTCGGAGCTATGTTAAATCGCAGCATCGATAAAAATGAACAATATGAACAGTGGATTTCGGATATTGAAAAAGCAATCAATATTACTTATAATAAATTAAAATTGATTGATGACAAACAAATGTTTGAAAAAGACGATGATGTTGGCTTTGTTTTTTCAAATATTGTTAGGTTAATAGAAAAACTAAAATCTCAATTATGATAAAAGCCATAAAGAAACGTAATAAAAAAAAATTAAAAAAGATCACATCAAAAAAGAAAAATAAAAAAACACTCAAACTTATTGCGACTAAAAAAGATCCAGAAAAGAAAGTCAAAAAATCATTAGATAAAAAAACTGAAATGCACAAGGAACCAAATATTACAATTGCGGTTCCTGAAATCATTTTGGAGGCAAATGAATTGCCAGTAAAAGAAAAAAAAGCAAAAAAACCGCCCGTTATGTATTTTACACAAGATACGGAAAATGCTGTTGTGGAATATAATCTGGAAGAGGATCCTGATAAACGCAATATTATTTATAACGAACGTATTAAATATGGGTTTGAAAAACTAGTTGAAAATATATTTAATACATTTAAATTTACATATTTTGAAACATCTCCACTGGAAATTCAAAGAGAAACAGTTGCACATTTGGTTGTTAATTTGAATAAATATCAACAGGACAAAGGCAAAGCATTTGGTTATTTTAGTATTGTAGCCAAGCATTATTTAATTTTTCATAATAATAACAATTATAAACGTTTCAAGCAAAATGTAGATATTAGCGATACTCCAAGTGAGACCGCTGTATGTTTACAAGTTGAAGATTCTTATTACAAGAATACCGAGATGTCCGAATTCATGAAAATGATGATTGACTATTGGGAAAAACACGTTGGTAAGATTTTTACCAAACAAAAAGATTTAAACATTGCCAACGCTGTTATTGAGTTATTTCGTAATAGTGATCGTATTGATTCTTTTAACAAGAAAGCATTATATCTTTATATCAGAGAAATTAGCGCATGCAAGACTCAACAAATTACAAAGGTAATTAACAAAATGAAGCAATATCAAAACAATATAACCAAGTCTTATACAAATAATGGTGTTTTGCAAAACAATCCTTATAAATTGTAATATTTATTCATTATGGACTTTGAATTTGAAATTTATAAAGGTAAGAAATTTTCTTCATTGTTGAAGGATATTGTAGTGAACAGTGAGGATCGTAATGATACAATTCAAAAATTAATCGACGATCTTCGTATTATGGTTAAGTCACCAAATGATGCAATTATTATTATTCCATTAATTCGTGAGTATCTCGATGTGACTGTTAAAAATGATGAACAATTGGTGAAATTGGCAGCAATTGTTCAACGATTGGCTTCTAATAATGCTGGAAAAGAAGGTGAAGGAGCTTTTGGATTGAGCGAAGAAGAGCGCAAGCAGTTGATGGAAGAAGCCAATACAATTGCTAAAGAAGTGAGTAAACCTTTGCCTAGTAAGGATAAATAATATGTCATATTGGAATATAAAAAATGATATTGGTAATAACTCTAGAATTCATGATGCTGGATTTCGTACAAATGATTCATCGGCACAACTTTCAGAATTCTATGAATTTGAAGAAGCTGTTGTATTAGATGTCATTTATGATGAAAATCATCCAGAAATAAAAAATCTTATTGTAAATCAATGGCCCGATAATTACAAAGACGAGCCAGCAAATCCAAAAGATAAAAACTATAGTTATATCGGGCGCATTTGTTTTAGATTATTACATTCGCAGATAAATTTACCTAAAGAAGCATTGTCTTGGGCAAAGCCAATCCATTCCACAGGATTGATCGAGTATCCATTATTACATGAAATAGTCACTGTTATAAAATACAGAAACGAATGGTATTATTTCAGTAAGTTAAATATCAACGGTTTTATTAATAACAATGTTAATTTTAATGTTGAAAAAACAGAAGGTAATACATCTGGTAATCGGCAAGACGATTTTCAAAACATTAATAAAAATATCATTGAAATTAAAGGACCGATTTCTTATATTGGACCTAAATCGGTAAAAAACACAAACAACAGTGGTGTAATAGGATCGTATTTTACTGCTAACAATAAAATACGCGCCGTTCGTAAATTTGAAGGTGATTTAACAATTGAAAGCCGTCATGGTCAATCCATTCGTTTTTCCGCATATGATGCTTTGCGAAAAAATGATATAGGTGATACGCGATATCCGGATTATAAGAATTCTGGAAATCCAATGATTTTGATTAGAAATCGTCAGCGTCCATTGGGCAACGAGAAGCGAGATACACCATTGCATCCTTTATTAAATCCAATTCCAAAAATAACAAATTTGGAGAAAAATACCGGTGGTATTATAGAAGAAGACATTAATAACGACGGCAGTAGTATTCATATTACGTCTGGATTAATAGAAAGTGAATGGAAAACCACAGTCTACAAGACTATATTCTGTAAAGAAGTAATGGAAGAACAGCCATTATTTTCGCCAAAAGGAGCCACTGAATTTACTAAACCAAAGTATAACGGCGATCAAATCGTCATACAAACAGATCGTCTTATTTTGAGTAGTAGATTTGCAGAAACTTTCCATTACAGCAAAAATCGATATGGCATTGTTACAGACAGTGAATATACACTAGACGCACACGATCAAATTGTACTAACTACTAATAAAAAAACTGTAATTAACAGTCCAGCCATTTATTTGGGTCAGTATGATCAAACCAATGAACCCGTGTTGTTGGGGCAGACAACACTTGATTGGCTGTATGATTTATGTGAATGGTTGAAGGAACATACACATTGGTATAATCACAGTCATCCAGATGTAGGTAATGCTGAGCCAAACCAAACACAAAAGCCGGTTCAAATTGTACAATTAGAAGCATTGCAAGCTCGTTTAGAGCCGTTGCTGAGTCGAAGAGTATTTGTTACTGGCGGCGGCTACGCATCGGGTGCGAATGGAGTAAAACCGACGAATACAGATAGTAAAGTCGAACCAGTTTCTATTAATACACGTAATGGAATTGGTGTACCGGGAGGATTTCACGGTAAAAATAGTAGAAAATTAAATAAATAAAAGTAATATATTCTATATAGTTATTATATAATCTTATGAAAGCGGAACAATTCAAACAATTAGTACGAGTAATCGTTCAAGAAGAAATTAAAAAATTATTACCCAAGTTAGTGCCACAAATTGTTGCTGAAGCATTATCTGGCAAGTCTACAAAACCACAATTAAGTGAAATCAATAATAATGAGAATTTTTTTGAAAATTTAAAAAATGAGATAGCTGAAAATCCAACTCCAATCGCTCCAAAACCAAAACAACAAAAGAAATTTACTAACAATCAATTGTTGAATCAAGCTTTGAATGAAACCGAAGGCGGAATTCCACAAGATGTATCGTTCGGAGCACAAATGCAGCGTCCTAATTTTAAATCAGGAAGTCACCCATTAAATATTCAAGCACCAACTTCTCCACTTTTAAATGAAGAAACAAAAGCACAAGCTGAAATTGGAGTTTTCAAAGATTATCGTAAATTAATGAAGGCGGTTGACGCAAAGAAAAAACAAGGACCGTTTGGAGGAAGCACCGGAGGACTAAGCATCAACGCCGGTGTACCAAATGATTTTAGTACTATTGATTAATTATGAACCCTATTGGATTGGTATTGCCTTTAACTAGAGGAAACAATGGATATTTTGCTCAGTCGTATGATAGTATGACTCAGATCAAAAGTAATATTATTAATCTTTTACGTACCAACAACGGTGAACGTAGAATGCAGCCACAATTTTCTTCCGGCTTGCAAGAAGCCTTATTTGAACAAAACTTGCAAAACACGCCCGATTTAATCAAGCGTATTATTGAAAAGAAAATAAATATGTGGATACCGGGCGTGACTATTGAAAATATAAATTTAAATATATCGAATAGTGAAAAAAATACACTCACTAATACTTATAAAGTATATCTGAAAATTATATTTAGAGTCAACCAACAAACGGATTCTGTATCTATGGAATTTATGTCTAATAATATATAATGTATGGCCGACATCATTCAAAAACAATTTAATACTGGAAAAAAAGAATTGAAATATATTAACAAAGATTTCAACTCTTTTCGAGATGCATTGATTCAATACGCACAAATATATTTTCCAAATACTTACAAAGATTTCAATACTGCGTCACCGGGAACAATGTTTATCGAACAAGCTGCTTATGTTGGAGATGTACTTTCCTATTATGGAGACTACCAACTAAAAGAAAGTTTATTGAATTACGCGAGTGAACGAAAAAATGTTATTGCTTTGGCAAATTATCTTGGTTACAAGACTAAACCAACCAAAGCTGCGGTCACTACGATTGATGTATATCAACTAGTTCCATCAATCAAAAATAGTTCGGGTGAATATATACCTGATAATACATATGCATTATCATTGCGCGAATATATGCAATTGGTTAACAGTGCGGGAGTATATTATTTAACCATGGATCCGATAGATTTTGCGGTAGATACTAAAAATTCTCCAAGAGAATCAACTGTATATTCTAGGGATGATTATGGAGTGCCGCAATTCTTTTTGTTGAAAAAATCAATACGTGCAATTGCTGGTAAAATTGTGGTTGCAAGTTTTAATTTGAATAATCCACAAGCATTTTTAAATATTCCACTGACTGAAAATAATGTTATTGACATCTTAGAAGTAAGAGACAGTGATAACAATAGATGGTATCAAGTCGATTATTTGGCACAAGATTTAATTTTCTCAGAAGAAGAAAATACAAGCGTAAATGATGGAGATTTATTTCAATACAACTCAGACGTACCAAAACTGTTAAAGTCATTTATTACATCACGTAAATTTACAGTTAATACAAATTCAAGCAATGTAACATATTTACAATTTGGTCCCGGCACAGAAAGCTTGTCGGATGAAATTATTTATCCATCCCAAGAATTAATCGGTATTGGTTTGCGGAATATTACAAATTTAAATATTTCATATGACAGTAGTAAATTACTTACTACAAACAGTATGGGCCAAGCTCCATCAAATACTACACTAACTATCAAATATATTGTAGGCGGTGGATTACTAAGCAATTGTGCATCGGATGACATCAAAACAATCGTATCAGTAGATTTTGCAACAGATACGAGTGGATTTACTCCTTCACAATTGGCATTGATGCAAACTGTTAAAAATTCTTTACGTGTAACAAATCCGGTCGCCGCAACGGGTGGTGCAGATTCTGAAAGCGTAGATGAAATTCGTCAAAATGCACTTGCTTATTTTGCTTCACAAAACAGAGCAGTAACAACTGATGATTATACATCAAGAATTTATAACCTTCCTCCTCGTTTTGGCACAATTGCAAAAGCATATGTTGTTTCAAATTCAAATTTAAATGTAAATATAAACAAATATGTAAGTGGATTCAATGATAATACAGATCAAGTTACTCTTATAAATGATGCGGTCTCTAATTATTTCCGTAAAGTAAATTATGACGTATCAAATCCGTTTAGCATTAATTTGTATATTTTAAGTTATAATTCAAATAAAAACTTAACAAATATTAATAATGCATTGTTATATAATTTGCGTAAATATTTAGAAAAATATAAATTATTAACCGATGGTATCAATATTATTGATGGATATATTATTAATTTTGGAGTAGATTTTAAAATTTCAGTATTTAACAATTACAACAAGCGTGATGTATTAAATACATGTATTCAAAAAGTAAAAGATTTTTTTGTTATTGATAAATGGACTTTTAATCAACCTATCAATATTAGTCAATTGGAACTTGAAATTGCAAAAGTAGACGGTGTTCAATCTGTAGTGGAAATTAAATTCAAAAATTTAACTATTAATGATGGCGATTATTCGCCTCATGAATACAATATCGAACAAGCAACTTTGAATAAGATTGTTTATCCTTCATTAGATCCATCTGTATTTGAACTCAAATATCCTGACAATGATGTTAAAGGAGCCGTAATATAATAAATCTATGACACGAGCCGATTCTATATACAAAATTATATCGTTACATCGTAATAGATTACGCACCGCTTTGAAGGTGCAAGATGCTAAAAAGGTAGTTAAAAATTCTGTAGAATTATTCGGATTTACATTGACTAAACAAAAAAAACACAACATTTTAAATTGGAAGGTATAAGAATGCACCATTTTATTTATCCATCGAAAGATACATACATTACTAACGAAACCAATTACTTGAGTAAAAACTTGGGATTGGATGAAATTTTGGAGATAAAAGCCAATACGCAATTGTATCGCAATGTCACGGTTTATCAAACAGCTAGTATTTCTCAGAATTATTCGGTAGAATCCGGTTTATATTTATTTACCGGTCTAGTAAATGGATATTTAAGCGGTTCTACAATAAATTCGAACTTGTTAATAAATTCCGACGCTAATATTCAGGGAACATTATCATTTACCGGATTAATAACTGGTAGTTTAAATGGAACAACTACAACTGCAAGTGTATCGAATCAAACCGGGCGTTTAAGCGGCAGTTTAAGTGGAAGTATAAGTGGTAGTTGGACAGGTGTAATTTGTGACGCTAGTGGATCTGTTAGCAGTTTTACTGGCTTGATTCAAGGTGCAGGTATTGGTACTGGCAGCGTATATAGTCCGTCTATATCATTTGAAACGATACCCGCTCTCAGCCGGGCATTATTAAAATTTGATGTATCTGCAATTTCAAAATCTATTGTGGATGGTACAATTAAAAACACAGGTTCTTTGAAGGTTACTTTGAAGATGGAAATTGTACAAGCATCTGAAATTCCACTGTCTTATTCTATGTATGCGTATCCGGTTAGTCAAAGCTGGGAAATGGGCGATGGTTATTATGAAACAAGTGGTTCCAATTTGGGTGCAAGTTGGTATTATAAGGATTTTTCGGGCGAGTCTGGTAATTATTGGTATACAATAACAGGCAGCACAACATATAAATTTGTCGATTATTTTAATACGGCGTCTTATGCGTCCGAATCCTTTAACAAAGGTGGTGGAACGTGGTATTATAACGTACCTTCTACTTATATATCCGCATCTAGTGGATATTGCCATACAATTTCTGCAAGCAATAGTTTGATTGCTCGACAAGACTTTAATTATGAAAAGAGCAATCTTGGTATTGATGTTTCTGAAATTGTAAAATCGTGGATTTGTGGATGTATTCCAAATGAAGGTCTTATTATTTTGACTTCATTGGAATTATCAAAAGCTGAAACAACAAAAGGAACGTTTAAGTTTTTTAGCAAAGATACAAATACTATTTATACTCCTTATTTAGACGTTCAATGGGATGATAGCAGTTATGTAACTGGCAGCTTAGTTGCAGTCAGTGAATCCAATCCATTTACAGTCATATTGCGTAATCTGAATAAAAACTATAAATTTGGCGCAATTCCGAGAATTGATGTATATTCTCGTCCAAAGAATCCATTGAAAAATTTCGTTAAAGGTTATCAAATGAATCAGTTTTTAACTTCTAGCTTGTTGCCTACAAGCTCTTACTATTGTATTAAGGACAATGAAAGTGAAAGCATAATTGTAGATTTTGACGAATCAACCAAATTGAGTTGTGATGGTAATATGCATTATTTTGTATTGGATACAACTTCATTTGCCCAAGAAAGATTCTATCGAATTTTAGTTAAAGTTGTTACAAATAATGAAGAACAAATATTTGATAATGGATATATATTTAAAGTAACTAGATGAAATCATTTGATAAAGAAATAAAGCAATTTTTGATTGACGGCACTTTTAATAATAATTTAGATGATGCTGGAAATATTAATTTATCTATAGATCCGATTGATGTTAATCAAAGATATATTAAATTCGGAGTACAAAATTATTTGTATAATAATGAACAAATTGCAACTTTATATGATGTAGAAATTAAAGAGTTTGCAATACCTACGACTATTTTACCTGTAACAAACTCTGATATTACTGTAAGTCAACTGATGCAAGAAAATGAAAATTTAAGAAATCAATTGAATGCAGTTATTGCTGCCGACAATCAAAACAGTGCAAGTGCAGTTGTTGACGCATCCAAAGATGTTATTATTAAATTACGTATCAAATTAAATGAAGGTAAATCATCAGATGATTTCTCTGATGCTTTTCCATATTTAAAAAAATAATTTATGGCATTTCCATACAAAACAATATCAACTAATATTGACAGTGTAAATTCTGGTTCATTTTATGATCAATCAGATTTAGATACAATTTTATCCGGTTCAAATAGTGATAAATATTTTGGTGCATCTGAACAAGATGTAATTGAATTTTCAGTATATGATATCGATGGAAATTTAAAAGTTTGGAATACCGTTCCTGTAAATCCAATTTATAATGTTGTCAGTAAGACATACAAAGATGTAAATCAAACTGTTTTAACTTACCACTATAAACAATACAATAGCGGTTATATTATTTCATATGACCGTAACATTTTATTTGATACACTTACACATTTGAGTTCCAGTAACATTGTTAATGGAAATCATATTGTTTCATATACCATTTTACGTAATATCGGTGGCACATCAACATATCCATTAACAATTAAAAATATTTCCGTTTCTAGAAAAGAATTACAATTGATTCCGTCATTTAAAATTGATACAAATAATGAAGCGCAATTGTTAATTGGTCTAGAATTAGAAGCACTTGCTACTAAAAAGTTTTTAATTCGTGATATTGTTCCGGCATTAGTTCAACAATTAGATTCATATCAAATATATTCTCAATCTGAAGAATTAATTAAAAATAATAAACAAACATTTCAAATTATGAAAACCACGTTTGGTTTTAGAACTGATTTGGATGTAATTAATTTTTTAAACGAAACATATATTGGATTTACAAAGCAAATTCAAGGAAATGACGATCAGATTATATATGATGTATTTGAAGGTATCGGTGGATATTTGAAAAATTGGTTATACACTTACTATAAAAATGTAGAATCCGCAGCTCAATTACAAGCACATTTTCAATATATTATTAATAAAGCAACCGAAGTTCGTTTACGTAAAGTAAACACGTTCTTTGGAGCTAATCCAGTAAATCAAACACCGATCACTAATTTTATTACTCATATTTTTTATGATAACTTCATTAAAAATGTAATTGATACAATTAATGCTGATTATCAAAACAAATATTTCAATTATTTGCAGAATGCATTGAATTTTGGTAATAATAAGTTCTTGCCAATTTTAAATTATGACGGTTACGTTGAAAATGGTGTTGTTAACATTATCGTTAAGTTATTAGATTACCTACCAAAATCAATTGGATTGCGAGATCGTTGTTGGATTAGCAACATTTTATTAAAGCCAATGATTCAAAAGGTAATTTTGAATGCGCCGGTTGTTAAAAAACGATTCAAAATTGCAGGACCAAATTTTAAAGTTAAAATTGATGATTATAAATCAAAGCCAGTAAATTATCAATCAAGTAATGATTTGAAGTTAACTGATTCACAAACAACACAAGTCCAGTTTTATAAAAAATTAACCGAATTGAATATTGATTATAGTGATTTTTCAAAATTTATTTTATTTTCATCGGCAGAATTGAGAATCAAACTATTTTTAAATAAATTATCAAAAATCAATTCATTAAATAACAAATTAATTCAGTATACAAGTGCTTCAGTTAGTGCATCGACTGCAATTAGTAGTTCATATGCAGTAGATTACAACAGTATTCAAATTCAAATCAATACCATTTACAATGGATTTGATGGATTTGATGTTTATTTAAATTCATTACCGTCTGCAAGTCTTTCCGGCGATACATTAACAACATATATTAATAATGCTATTGAGTACGATACAAATAATGATGATAGCTTGATCAATAATACACCAAAATATATTGTTGTAGATGGCGATAATTCTGATTATTTGATTTTCTTATCAATGATCGGACATCATTTTGATAATATCTACCTTTATTATAATAAATTTCCAACACTGCAATATGTCGATAATGTAGAATTTCCTAATGATGATTCTATTTTAACAAATGTATCAGCATCTTACATTTCTTCATTTGCTAATGTATTGTTAGAACAATTTGGCTGGAAACCTATCAGTTCATTTGACAGTGCTACAATAGCAGATACTTATTTGACTGGTAGCAACAGTGTTTCCGATGATGAAAAATTAAAAACAATTTGGAATCGTATTTTACGCAATCTTCCAATTTTATACAAAACCAAAGGAACCGAAGAATGTGTGCGTTTACTTGCAAACATTTATGGTATACCACATAGTTTATTAAATATTAAAGAATTTGGTGGCAACAACATTTCACAAGAAGACCAATCTTCTTATGTCTTTGATCAAAAATATTATTTTACAAAATATCAAGGAAAAGATGAAGTTGTTTTGCTTCCCACACCTACACAACTCAAATCAATTGAATTTAAATTTCGAGTAGATTCAAATTACTCATTTCCACAGAATGTTCCTATTTATTTCATGACCAACATCAGTTCTGATTGGAACATTAATATTGTCAAAGATGTTAAAGATAAATGCGGCAAAATTATATTATCATTTAAATCTAAAGATTTGATAATCGAAAATATTCCTATTTTTAATGGTAAAATTTATAGCGTGCTTGTAAAGATTGTTTCTGCGGCGGATCAATTTGACGCTGGAATTAAAAATCCATCATATCTTCAATTTAGAGTAGTTGGTGTTGAAGATGATCGATTAATTTTCGATACCAAAAAAATGTTGCTAATTTCATATGATTTAGTTCAAATTTTTTACTCAAGCGGAACAATTTTTGCTGGCAGTTTTGGCAATGGATTTCGTGGAAATATCGATAAAATAAATATTTGGTCTTCGGAATTAGACGATGAAGCATTTTTAGATCATGCCCGAAATTTTGATGCATATAATAATTATAGTTCATCTGTAACATATAGTGATTTGTACTATCGATACAGTGTCGATTATCCAATAAATCTTTATACCGGATCTACTTTTTATAAATTACGCAATGCAAATAGTTACTACAATACTGTTACTGCATCACTTTATAATTTTCCGCAAAATACAACAGCTGTTGTAAATTGTGCCGAAATTTCTACATCTGTATTTCCATATCAATTTGATGAAATTGATGTTAGACAAAACATTAAATTGGATAATGTAGGTCCGAACAAATATAAAAATCTCAAAATTAATAAAGTCACGGAAACAGTGATGGCACGTTTGATGCCAACTGAACGTAGTGTAGTTAGCAACACAGTTACACAAGATTCTAACTTGATTGGTGTTTATATTTCACCATTTAAAGTGAGAGATGATGACATGATTAATTTCTTGGGCAATTACAATTTGATGAACGAAATTGGAAATCCAGAAGAGTTGTATGCAGATCAATATGATGCCCTTCGTATTTTACGTACACAATATAATACCAACAATCTTGCTGAAAAAGTATTGTATCAAGAATTTTTGACACTTTATAAACACTATTTTGATGGTTCATTTTTTACGACGGCAAAACAATTGTTTCCAGCAAGAGCAAAGATTATTGATGGTATATTGGTTGAACCAAGCATCCTTGAACGTAACAAATATCAAAATAGACCTATTGATAGCGGCGTAATCAATGATTTTAATGTGAGTGTTTTTAACAAATCACACAGCATATCAGGATCAAAAATTGAAATGTTGCCATCTGATATATCTTCAAATATTGCTAAAAACGGAAATGAAACCACTGGTTATTTAAATAACTATATCAACAATTATATTTCGGATTCAGACGTATTAAAACGCCGCAGTGTGTTTGTAATTGGTGGCAATTATGTAGATAGAGATCGCACTGGATCATTACAAAATTATATCGCATATAGTTCTACAAATAATAAATTATTGATTGTAAACGACATCATCTCAAACAAAAATTTCACAGCATATAATTTTAATTTAAGTGGCAGTCCATCAGCAAGTTCTGATTCTATAGACACTATATCTTATCCAAAGGGTCATTTGTCAACATTAAATCGTCCACTAACTAGTTTTAGTGTCATTAAATTGGCTGACACGTCAATTAGTTCTTCATTGTTTATTAAATCACAACAAACTATATATACCACAGTCAATGACAGAGGCATTCCAGATGGAAGTTTGCCAGTCGAGATTTCTAGTGTAAATAAAGATATAAATCAAATTTCTTTGACAATTAGTTAATATTTAAATGAAATAGTGTAGTACAAACATACTTATAAGTAATATGGCATATTTAGACAACAATACATTAACTGTGACGGCAACTTTAACAAAAAAAGGCAGAGAGTTGCTTGCAAAAAACGGTAATTTAAATATCACATCATTTGCATTGGCTGATGATGAGATCGATTATAATCTTTACCAATCAAATCATCCACTCGGAAGTGCGTATTATGATTTGGCATTAAGAAATACTCCTGTTTTGGAACCATTTAGTGATGAATCTCAGTTGATGAAATATAAATTGGTTACATTACCAGCGGGCGTCACTGCGATTCCTGTCATTAGTGTTGCACAATCATCTATTGATATTCCACGCACATATGCCGCAGACGTTATTATTTCACCGAGTACAAATCCTACTTACAATACAACTTTAGGATATACTGCCATTTTGGGAAATAAAAACATCGGAACATTAATCGTTACCCAAGTAAATAGTTTAAATAGTGTGTCGAGCACCATACCAAGTTTTGCAGGTGATGCTGTAACAGAAAGTTCACAAGTTGTTATTGGTATCCAATTTAAATTTGTTCCGAATTCATCTTTAAATGTAACTACCACATCAACTATTACAATTATTGGTAATGAAAGTGGTGGTAGTCTTACTATTCCAGTAAAAGTAACCGTATAATATTATGATATTTAATCAATTTTCTGATACCGACGTTGTTTTGGGAAGAACAAACAGAGTTTCATCTGGATTTTGGTTGGATGGTAATTATGCTCGATCACAATCAGCATTATGTACATCATCCACTCAAACACAGATAACCGGCTCAAATGGAGCAACTGATGTAAAGAGCGGATTGTATTATTTTGATATTTATAATGCAAACCCTATAACTGATATCAGTGCTCAAGTACATTTTTCCATTGCATACGGCAATTATAATTCTTCCGGATCTGGTGATGCCAATACTAGTAGTTTGGCAAATCCAACAAAAGTTATCTACTCGCAATATAAAAATTATTTGTTGAATCCGGATGACCAATACTTTAATTTTAAAACTGGAAGTTATACAACAGGTGCTACTCCAACTGATACAACGACATCAATAACGGGATCATCAATTTTTGTTATTGCATTTTCTACCACACGTTATAAAGATCGCGTTGATGAAGGACAGCTTGAATTTACGTTGAGTGGAAGTGTAGGTAAATTAACATTTATCGACGATTCTTCAATAACTAAAACACAGCAAGATGTATATAATATTATCAGCGGTAGTGTAATAGATGGTATACCTGCTCCATATAAAAACGGATCAGTTATTAATTATCAATCAATTGGATTGTTTTATCCAAAAACCGGAGTGATTGTTTTGAATGCAAATGCAATTGCATCACAGGTTGGTATCAATGTATACACTTCAAATGCTGGAAATTATAAAGTAAATCAACAATATTTGTATGGTGCATTGGTGGCGGCAAACACTTCTGTAATGAAAGTACGTAAATCTGAATTTTTGCCTTCAAGACAATATTTCGTTCGTATAAAAAATCAAGATTTTAATTATAGCAACAATCCTACTTATGTCAGTAATGGTTCGGACGGTACTGGGTTAACAAAAGGTGCAATTAAAATAACTGAATTTTTAACAGATCCAAAGACATATCCAACAACAATTGGATTATACGATTCATCAAATGAATTGGTTGCGGTTGCAAAATTAAGCCAACCCGTTCAAAAAAGTTTTGATAATGAATTGTTGGTACGTGTCCGCATTGATTTTTGACACGGAAATCCAAATACAAAAAATCATTATATAAAATCAAAAGAAATAAATATAAACGATATATTAAAAGAAAAAATTGCCACGGAAAATGGATATAAAATTTTAAGATTTTGGGAATCCGATATAAAAAATAATTTAGAAATTGTATTGAAAGAGATACTTATTAAATAAAATGATTAAGAGTTTAAATAGAGATGATATTCAAGTCACTCCATTTATTGCAGCCAAAACATGGAATTTACAAAATATAGAAGCCGAAGATCTTATTTTGTGGATTTCTGGCTCGGAGTCCGGATCGTTATCTCATACTTATATTGATTATGGAGATGGTTTATCCGCACCAATAACAAACAGTTATTGTAATTTAGCATTACAACAGCAAGATTCGCAATTAAATTTACAATATCAACGCGGCATTAGTGGTAGCGGAACATATTTTCCAATTAATAGTCCATATTATGATTCTGGTTCACAGCCAGTAAATGAAGACGGTACATTTATGACTGTTGTATATACTGTTAACAAGCAATTATTTTACAACACATATGATAATCCTACTCAAATTTGGGGATTAGAAAATATTAATTTAAATTCAAATCATCGTTTATTAACCGATGCGATGGATGTATTTACTTTATCAAAAAATCAATTTGGAGAGAAGATTATTCCTCGTTCAGTGAAGATTCAAGATAATTTAGGAGAAATTGATTATACAATCGTAGACGACGGCAATACAAATTTAATTTTGGATGGTATTTATTTTTCGACATTTCAACAAATTACATTTGAATCTACTTTATGAGTTTTAATATTGATAATTCAAATTATGGATATTCTGTAGCAACAAACAAGACATATATTGCTATTGGAAATCCATCAATTTTTGCTTATTCATCATCGGTATTTCAAACTGGAAGTGTTGAAGTTCTTCAATATAGTAATATTGCCGATGCATATAAACACAAGGACACAATCAAAAAAATTTATCGTCCATCAATCTATATTTCTTCAGAAGTACCAGATATATTGATGACAGATACCGGATCCAATCTAGTTACGAGTTCGCAATTTTTGTATGAATATGACGATTTAATATATACTGCAAATCGATTTGGACAATCTGTTGCATTTTATAATACAACACTGGCAATTGGCGATTCTTTGTTTTATTATAGATTATCAAATAACGCAAATTCAGTTTTAACTGGTTCTAGTGTCGATATTTTTTCTTTATCTGGTTCCAATACTCAAGCAGCAAATTATGTTACTACAATTTTAAATTCATTTGAATCATCATATGATTTTAATACATCATTCGGAGAATCCGTTTCTTTATATAATAATATACTTTTAATTGGAGCAAGTAACATTTCAAGTAGTCGTGGTGTTGTATATGTATACAAAAACATTTCTGGTAATTGGACATATTATCAAACATTAACTGGTAGTAATACCACAACAAATAGTAAATTTGGAAGTGTTGTTAAAATAGATCAAAGTGGTTCTTACAATATTATTGTAGGAAATGAATCAAAATTAAAATCAGATGTTTATGTTTTCAACTATGATTCATCAAGTGGATATTGGAAACAGTGTTCTGTTTTATCAGAAAATCGATCACTTAATTTAACGCAATCATTACAAGTTATCAATAATAATTGGCCGCCGTATATTTTATCAACTGCAAATTCATCGAGCTATGGTTATTCAGTGGCAATTTATGGAAAATCAATTTTAGTTGGCTCACCAACTGATATATTGTATTATCAATATGCAGAAGCAAATATATCACACAGTCGGGGTGCTGTTTATTTTTATGAAGATTGTATTGGCACTGGTGTTAATTGGAGATTAATAGAAAAATCTTACGGTACTGTTGATTTACTTGATGATAATCGTTTTGGCCACGATGTAGAAATTTATGATACATCATCTATTGTAACATCCACAAAAACTAATTGGCCATTTTCACAGTCTTATATTGAAAATACTTTATACAAGAAATTTGATTGTAATCCCAGAGATGATGAATATAATATTTTAGGTCAAGTTGTTGTATATCAAAAGACAACCGAATCTGTTTGGAGTCCAATTACAACTTTAACTAAAAATAAAAAATACGGCGATCCATACAGTGTGTATGGATATGATGCTGGACTATATGACAGTTCTTTTATTATAGGATCTCCGATAATACAACAAGTTTAAATTATGACACTAAACGGATCTTCATATATTTACGATCTCAACAACTTGGTAAATGATCATGTTATTGGACATGTATTTTATCGTAATGGTAAAATTATTTTATCAAATAGCGGATCTGTATTTGATGAGTTATTAAAAGATAGAAGCAATTTGAACTTGCCTAAGTATGACATTACATATAAAAGTCAACAAACTTTTTATGAAAAGCAAGTTTTATGCCGCATTGAACCGGGCGAATTCAATTACAGTACAAATCCTAGCGCATTGATTGCCAATCAATTTGAATTTGATGTTGATAAAAATAATTATTTTACTTATGTTGATTTGGATTTGATTTTAAGATACATTAGTTTGAAAGTTAATAACGATTATAATTGGTATAATTATTTAAAAGATATATTTACTGATGATGATAACAATTGGTATGCATATTATTTAGAAAAATATAATTTAGCCAATAAGGATGCTACTTATCATATACCATATCTAACTTATTTGGAGTCCATTTATAACAGTTTTGATGTTGATGGAAACAATAAAATACAAATAAGTGATGCATATTTAATGTTTAAATATTTTACAAATACATTAACGAGAGATGTAGTTTTTAAATATGTTGAAATTAGATCAAATCGTAAAAGCGTAGAATCCATTATCCGATATATGGATGAAAAAACTGGAAAGTATGGTTATGGTAAAATCAAAAATGAATTTTTTGGATTTGATTATAGTTCATCACTGGATAAAACCGGTTCATATCTGGCTCCATTTATTACTTCAATTGGTTTGTATAGTGGCATTGAATTAGTAGGAATTGCAAAATTAGCTACACCAATTAAAAATAGTGGAGAATTACCCCTAAATATTTTTGTTAAATGGGATATTTAACAATATTTATAAAAAGAAAGATAAAATATGCCAAACCCAATCAATAGAGATTCTTTAAATATAGATCTTGCTACACGCTATTCCAAACAAAAAGTGGGTGGTGCATTTGATGCTAAGAATATCGTAACTTCGGCTGACACAATTGCACCTTTGGCCGAACCATCTACCAAAGGTCAGCAATTTACCATTGACAAAGGCGGATTTAGAGTAGGAATGCCATCCGGTCTGTCAAGCTTGGCAGATATACCCGATAGAAAAAATAGCACTTCTAAAGAATTATCTCAATATACTCGGGGTCTGTCAAATAAAAAATATAAACCATAAAATGCGTCGCTATTTATGATTATATGACTCTCGGATTCGACGCTTCCACGACTACATGCGGCTGGGCATTTTGGGATAATAACACGATACAAGATTGTGGATTTATTGATATAAGCAAATTTGCGACCAATAAAGAAAAAGTATTTTGTGTTATTGATACATTAAAAAATCATCCGCTTATTGTAAAAGTAAATAAAATAAATCTTGAAGCGGCATTGAGTGGATTTGCTGGAGGCTTTACAAGTCAGCAAGTTATTATTAAACTTGCTAGATTCAATGCACTATTTGAATATATCGTTGGCGAGTATTGGAAAATACCTGTTAATTTAGTTAGTGTAAACACAATGCGTAAAAAAGCATTTGGAAAATGCCGCATAAAGGGTATAAAATCCAAAGATTTCGTTAAAATGCAATTGGAATCAAAAATGTCACTCAGCAAATGGGAGAAAACAAAAAAGAACGGCAATTGGGATGATCGCAATTTTGATATGTATGATGCGATAGTAACTTCTATGTATTAAGACACAAGAACTGACAGCAACAATAGAATTCAATCCTTAAAAAACTTTCCGACAATAAAAACTTGATCGAAGCAAATGGATCTGATACGGTAGATCAAAATAATCATGCTAAGACAAGAGACAATTTTAGTGGCACTCAATAAACTGTTTAATCAGACGGCAAAAATCCGCAAAGGAACTGATGCAGTCTATTACTGTCCGCATTGCAAACATTATAAACGCAAATTGGAAGTCAGTCTTACAACTGGCAAATATAATTGTTGGGTTTGTAATTTTAGAGGACTTAGTTTTCGTTCTCTATTTAAAAAAATGCAAGCTTCATCTGAATATTATGCAATACTCGGAGAAGTTGAACAAATGCGCCTCGATGGAGCAGAATGGAAGATTAATTTTGATGAGTTACATGAAGTAACTGCAATTAATCGATTACCGGATGAATTTAAGCCGCTTTCAATTCCATCAAATACCAGACATTATAAACTAGCACTTAATTATGTACTTGCTCGTAATATCACAAAATATGATATTCTACGCTATAATATCGGATATTGTGACACTGGTTATTATCAACATCGTATTGTTATACCATCATATGATGCTGACGGTAAGTTAAATTTCTTTTCTGCCAGAGACTATCTGGGTCTATCAGGACATAAATACAAGTTGTGTAACTTTTCAAAAAACATCATCGGAAATGAATTTTTAATCAATTTTAGCGAACCTATTACTTTGGTCGAAGGTCAGTTTGACGCAATATCAGTTCGCAGAAATGTTATTCCATTGTTTGGAAAAAATATGTCAAAGAGGCTCAAAGCTCGGTTACTCGAAAGCGACACTCCTAGAGTAAATGTATTGTTAGATAACGATGCATATGCCGACACAGTAAGATTATGCGAATATTTGGTTCGTAATCATATTCCGACTGCTTGTGTTAAATTGAAAGAAAAAGATCCATCACTATTGGGTTTTGAAAAAACTTGGGAGATTATAAATAAATCTCCAATCATTGAATTTGATAATCTGATTAAAATGAAATTGATATGACAAAATATCTGAATACTCCTATAAAAAAATTCACACACATTGTTCATTTAGCAGATATTCACATTCGTTTGTTGAAACGACATGATGAATATCGTGAAGTGTTTGAAAAGTTCTATAAACAAATAGATAAAACTCCAGAAACTACTGTGGTTGCAATTCTCGGAGATTTGTTTCACAACAAAACTGATCTGGTTCCAGAATCATTAAAATTAGCCAGTGATTTTTTAAAAACCATTGCTGATAAGCGTACAACAATTCTTATCTCAGGCAATCACGACGCAACATTAAACAATAAAACTAGATTAGACAGTTTAACCTCGGTAGTCGAACCTCTAAATCATCCCAATCTTTTTTATCTAAAGGAAAGTGGATTGTTTGTATTAGGAAATTTATTGTTTAATCATTATTCTGTATTTGACGATTATACAAAATACATTCCGGCATCAAATATTCCTAAAAAATTAATTAATGAAACAGATGCACGCATTGCATTATTTCATGGTCCTGTACAAGGTGCGACAACAGATGTTGGATTCAAAGTCGTGAGTAAAACAATATCAAATGATAGTTTTGACGGACACGATATTGTTTTACTGGGAGATATTCATAAATTTCAGAGACTACAAGAACACAGCATCAATTATAATAAACCGGTTATTCTATATGCGGGATCGATGATTCAACAGAATCATGGCGAAGCATTGGAAAAACACGGATATGTAGTATGGGATATTAAACATCGCGAATATACACACGTAGAATTGCCAAACGACTATGGATTTTTTACCATAGAAATCGAACGGGGCAAATTGTTGACTGATATAAGCAATATGCCTAAAAAAATTACATTACGAGCAAAATGTAAAGAAACGATTCCATCTGAAGTCAAATCATTGATGGCAAAAATAAGTAATAAACATGAATTAATTGAAATTACTTATGATAAAATCAATACCGATGAAGAAAAGAAAAATATTATTGATACCACAAATATCAATCTTATCAGTATTGCATCAAATGTTGATTATCAAAATCAATTGATTAAGGAGTTTCTATTAGAAAAGAAACGTGAAGTAATGACCGAAGAATTAATTGATCAGATTTTTGAAATTAATAAAGATGTAAATAGTAAGTTAGAGAAAGAACTTGTTCCACGTAATATTCGGTGGAAGCCAAAGCGTTTTGAGTTTGAAAATATGTTCTCTTATGGAGAAGGTAATGCTATTGACTTTACTGCACTCAAAGGATTAATTGGATTATTCGCTGCAAATGCCAGCGGCAAGAGTAGCATTTTATCTGCATTATCTTACTGTTTGTTCGATAAATGTGATCGTGCATTCAAAGCAATACATGTTTTGAATACACAGAAAATGAGTTTCAATTGCAAATTTAATTTTGAAATTGAAGGCGTAGATTATTTTATTGAACGTGTTGGTGTTCAAGACAAAAAGGGTAATGTCAAAGTTGATGTTAAATTCTATCAACTAGATAAAGACGGCAAAATGATTGATTTGAACGGAGAAGCACGTCGTAATACAAATGATGTTATTCGTGATTATATTGGAACATATGATGATTTTCTATTAACTGTATTGAGTATTCAAAATAATAGCGTAGGTAATTTTATTGATATGGGTCAGGCAGATCGTAAAGATTTGATTGTCAAATTCATGGGAATTACAGTATATGATCAATTGGATCAAATTGCCAAGTCTGAAAGTAAAGAAATAATTACACTTCTTAAAAATTATAGCAAAACCGATTATCCTAAATTACTTGAGCAACGAATTCAAGAAATTGTAATTCTTAAAAAGACCCTTGAAACTGAAAATATTGAATTTGATAAATTAGAATCCAAATTTAAATATGAAAACGATAGATTGATTGAAGAAATGTCCAATATTATAAATGTTGGAAATGCTCCAACAAATATTGATGTTTTGGAAAATAATCAAAAGAAAATCACTTCGGAGAAAAAGACATTAGCAGAAAATAATATATCAATCAAACAATTGGTTGAAAAACTAAAAGAAGCTATTGATGAAATAGATATTGAATTAAATAAAGTTGATTTGGTTAAACTAAAAACCAACACAAATTATTATGATGCTTTAAATAGTGATCTGCAAAAGATTCAAAATGAAATTGATAAGAAAAACGTAGAAATAGCATCAAAAGGATCTATTTTATCTAGTTTTGGAAACAATGTGGAATATGATCCGCATTGTGCTTTTTGTGTAAAAGCAAATAAAAAGCATGCAGACCATATAAAAAAGACTGGCGCTGAATATAGCAATATTCAGATGGAAATTGGAGCATTAACAATTCGTAAAGATGATTTGGTTAACGGTATTAACTTAGTTTATAATGTTGTTGAGAAAAATCAAAAAGTCAATGAACTTACTCAGCGAAAAAATGATCTGGAGAAAAAATATAATTATGCAAATTCGGAGTTTTTGAAAAATTCTACAAAGCTTGTTCAATTTGAAAATCAACTATTAACATTGGAGCAAGATATTCAGTTGTATTATAAACAAAAAGATGCTATTGAATCTAATAAAAATACCAATGAAAAAATTAAAATAATCAAAGAAAGCATTAACAAATTGGATATGTTAATGAAGACTGCAACTCGTAAGATTTCTGATTTGAATGGAAAATTTTTGTTGGCTAACGAACAAAAAGCTAATTATGAAGAACAAATTAAAAATGCCAAGATATGGGAATTGCAGCAGCATGCATATACATATTACATGATGGCAATCAGTCGTGATGGCATTCCATATAATTTGATTAGCAAAGCATTACCAACACTCGAAGCAGAAATTAATAATATTTTACATCAAATTGTTGAATTTACTGTCAATCTAACAACTGATGGAAAAAATGTTATCGGTCATATCAATTATGATGGAAAAAAATGGCCGATTGAAATGGGAAGTGGATTGGAAAAGTTTGTATTATCACTTGCAATACGTGTAGCATTGATAAATATCTCCAATTTGCCACGTCCTAACTTTATAGCAATTGACGAAGGATTTGGTTGTGCTGATAAAGATAATTTAAATTCAATGTCGTCATTGTTATCTTACTTTCGTAATACATTTGATTTTGTATGGGTTGTAAGTCATTTGGATGCCATGAAAGATATGGTTGATAAGCAATTAGAAATTAAGAAAGAGCGTGGATTTTCCAAGATTGTAGCTGTATAAATGATTTGAAGCATATATTTATGAATATATGCCACAATTCAAAACAGGTAACAATCTAGGATTATTAAACATCAAAGTAGATGCAGAGGATACATCATTTTTGTCCTCTGCATATTTTTTAATCACAGAGTTTAATAGTAATTTTAAGCTTGGAAAAAATTCAATCATGATCAACAATCCTACATCCGATATTAAAGTTGAAGCATATGATGCTAATGGTATTGTTTTGTATTATGAAAAAGCTATCAACAATGATTTTATCAGAAAAACACAAGCCATCACTTATTCGTTTCATGTATATAATCAAAATACTAGTGGTGTTGGTAAAATAATATTGGTAGGTACATTTAATAACAAAATAGTTAGATATATTGCCAATATTAATATTGACACTACATTGATCAACGACAGTAAAGTTAGATTTTATAATCAACCTACGATTGAAGTGGCTCCATTATTATCTTATGTGACACAGACGAGCACTTCGGAAGCCAATCCAAAAACAAGTAGCGGCTTATGCTATTCAACGGCTGTTTTGCCGATGGCAAATTTTAATATTGATGAAAATAAGTACAACAAAAATAATATTGATTATCAAGTTGTTACAAAAACGACAGCATTTAGTGCAAGTTTTCAGTCGTTTGGAATGACATTCAATATAAACAAGATTCGCAATCCAAATGGAAGTGGAGAAATTAAAATTAATCAAACTGCTTCGGTCAATGTTAAAAATGTAATTAATTACAATACATTGCAATTGGAATCTCCTATTATTTATAAAAACCCAGCAAATAATAAAAACACGGTTGTTGAAATTACAAGCGGTAGTTATTCAATTAATTATTCAAGTTACAATTATAAACAGGATTATTTTACAACGGCGAGTTATATTACAGAAAGTGCCGGTGGCTCTATAAGATATAAAAAGATATGTATTGCTGAAATTACTTATAAAAATTTAGATACATTTAGTGGAACTGTTGTGCGTCACAAAGTTTATAGAAAAAGTTTAAATGTAGCAAGTGATTATGTTTTGTTATTGGATGAAAATTTTGCTAACAATGAACAATTAAAAAATAATTTAGTACCAATTAAAAGCTATCAAAATCTTGGAAATTTTTATACTCAATCTTTTATTAATACTTTTTGGTTTTCTAGCAACGGTTCAACTTTATTAACATATGATAGTTCATCATACATTGATGCTCTGAATATCAATAGTACAAACACTATTACAAGCGGATATATTTTAACAAAATTAAATACCGATAGCATCAATTATAGAAACGCAACATATATACCGTTTAATCAAAGCGAATATTTAAATTCATCTGGTTCATCATATGACACCAACTTTTTAAAATTCAATCAAAAAACAGATTACGTTCTAGGGTTAAATTGTAATTTGTTAGCCAAAGATCCAGATCAAAAAGCTTATTTAGATTTTTATTTGACTGGTTCATATTCAAACAACAAGAACGAATCAAATTATAATTCCGATTACGGAATAAAGTTGGCAAGTATTGAAATTACTGACAATAGTGTATCAAAAAACTTTTATAATACATTTCAATTTAAATTTACTCCAGTAAATGATATCTATGGAACGTTAATTATTGTTCCCAAAGGATTCAAATCGCTTGTAATTAATAATTTATCAATAAAGTATGACAGAACAAATGGATTCAGTCCAGCATCATATACAGTTAGAGTACCATTTAATGTCAATCAAGCAAAAGAATTGTATGACATTAAATCTGAATTGTATGACAATAATTCTAATCTAGTTTATTCTAATTTAAGAACAATTCAGACATTTGATCCAAATGGTGAAAGTAGCCCGGCATCAAATACAAATGCATTGTTTTCAAATTTAACAGTCACTGGCAATGTAATATTTAGTAATCTACCTGCAATTTCTATTGGATACAAATACGTGGTTATAGACACGACGAGCAAGCAAGTTGGCTATTTACCATAACAAAATATAAAAAAACCTATAAATATTATAATCTTGAATTTTTGACGTATATTTATAAAGTATGTTAAATTTATATTTATTTCCAGCAGAAAGATTTAAAACTAGTATTTTTGTAAAAAAAGCAATGCACGTTCCTTAGATTAGAAAAAATTATATTGAAAAATTATTTCATTCTAAATGGATTAAAGTAAGAACAGATAAAGGACAATTAGAACTTTTAAATAAGTGGAATTTATTAGGATTTAATTTTGAAATAAATTATCAAATTAAAATTGATAATTTTTTATATTATATCGGTGGATATGATAAAGAAAAAATGTAGTTTTAGAATTTGATTCTAAATATTATTTTAGAAAAACTCAACAAGAAAAAGATTTAATTAGACAAACAAATATTATTAAATCATTATCTCCAACTGTTTTTTGGAGATTTGATTCAGTAAAAAACAAATTTAATGTTGTTTATCGAAAATTAAATAATATATATTAACCGTACAAACAGTACAAAAAGAAAAAGGAATACGATGCCAATTACCGAAGGTGGAAAATTTAGCCCAGTAGATAGAATTGTGAGTCCCGGTGTATTTACCCGTGAAAACGATTTGAGCGGCATTGCTCAAGGCGTTGCAGACATTGGCGCAGCAATTGTTGCTCCGTTTCCGCAAGGACCGGGTTTTACTCCAACATTAATTACCAACACCGCCGACTTAGAAGCAAAATTTGGTGTAGCTGATGGCGTTTACTATGGACCATACACTGCAAATGAATATTTGAAAGAAAAGGGATTTGTAACCGTTGTTCGTGTTGGTGCATTGACGGGTTATAATCAAAACAACCCATTCGTGATTTGGGCGGAGCCGGGTTCATGGCCACGCAGTGGCAGTGCTGGTGCATTTGTCAGTGCTAGTTCATACGTTTTGTATGATACTAACAATATAACAGCAACATTTGGCTACTCAACAGGTAGTGGAGCAACAGGTTCATTGATAGTTTTAAGTGGAGCATCATTCATCGGTAAATTTCAAAGTGCTGCTGCTGACGCGCTGAGTGGTTCTTTTACAAGTTTCCAAAGTGGTAGTGCGTTATATTCTAATAAACAATTTTCTTTTGCATTTCCTCAGAATTTTACCGCCTCATCGGTATATGTAACAAGTAGCATTCAGACAAGTACAAGTGCTTCTGGTGCTACTAAATTGTTACAGGCATTGACAGAAATTGCTGGAGCAAGTGGCAGTTTTAGTGGATCATTTGGTAATTCAGTGACTGTTGTGAATACCGATAAAGGCATTATTACTGATAGTAGTAATACTACACTTAGATTGATCAGCGGTTCATTTACAGCGTCACTTGTATCATCCAATGCTTGCGGTGTTCAGGTGTTCGTTAATGGTATTATCAGTGGTTCATTTGGTAAGCTGTCCGGAACATTTAATGCTAGTAACAATAGCTATGGTGATCCGTGTAATCCAATATCGCAGAGTAACCGCCTTCCACAAATTTTGGCAGTTCTCGCAGATACACAACGTGCAACAATTGATTCGACACTCACTTCTGCTGGATTTAGTGGCAGTGTATTGAATTCGGTAAACGCTTCAACTGGACCATATAGTGGTGCAGTTGATGTCAGTGCATTGAATTTCCAATTGAAATTGGCAAGTAACGGTAGCACAGTTGGTTACTATGACTTCTCGTTAGATCCAACAAGTAACAAATATATTACTAACGTATTCGGTACTGATGCAACTGCTGGTAATCCAGCAAAACAAGTTGCGGGAACCAAGATTGAAGCTGCTTATTTGTATAAATTCTTCGGTAGCAGTGTTCAGAGTGTTGCCGCGAATTATTTGACAACCGGCTGGCAAATTCGTGGTGCAGTATTACCAAGTAGCAGTTTTTCAACCGGCAATCCATTGACATTCACCGATTCATATTCATTGAACTTGAATGCCGGTGATAGCGCATTTGGCTTGGTCTCCGCATATACTCCTTGGGTAACAAGTCAGGGCATTGCTCCGTGGAGTGCGGATGGCAGTACAACAAATTCAACCAAATTTCAATTGTTTAAAATTCGTACATTGGCAGATGGCACCTACACCAATCAAAAATACAAAATTGAAATCAGCAATGTAAAATTGGCTGGCACAGTTGCTGGTAGTGATTGGGGTAGTTTCACGTTGGCAGTGCGCGATTTCAGCGACACTGAAAAGAAGCCTAAATATTTGGAAATCTTTCAAAATTTGAGTTTGGACCCAGATAGCGCAAACTTCGTTGCACGTCGCATTGGTGATCGTTATAACTATATCACATATGCTGGCAAGACTATTGAATTTGGTACTTATAACAGCTTGAGCAAATATATTCGTATTGAAATGAGTGATGTTGCTTATCCAGTGAGCGCAGTGCCGTATGGTTTCCAAGCCTACACAACACCAATCGGCAGCACGGCCACACGTTATGTTCCAATTGTTAAATACAGCAAAGCAAGTATCTACGGTCAAGCACCGGGTAAATATGCATCTGGCACAGTGTTTGGAGACAATCCACTGGGTGCTGATGATGAATTGACTGCACTGTATCCGACGGCAAGTGCTGGCATGACCGTTGCAAACGACACATTGCAATATTTTTCACCAATTCCAGCAATAGGTTCAAACGATAGCAACGGAAACAACGTTGATTTCGATCTGGGCGACTCGTTGGGCAGTGGTAGTGCTGCTTATATTGCAACAACTGGTAGTTTGTTGCCAGCCGCAACAAACGGTAGCATTCCTTCTGTATACGATGCTGTAAATGAATCAAATTATGTTAAAATGCGTAAGTTCGTAATCGGCTTCCAAGGTGGATTTGACGGTCAAAGCCCAGCAATTCCAATCAATGTTGGCAGCGACATTACCGCAGGCAATACACAAGGTTTAAATTGTACTAACATCAATAGTGCTGGTAGTATTGCTTACAAACAAGTTGTAGGTGTTCTTGGCAATGCAGATGAATTTGACATTAACATGATTGCAACTCCGGGGATTTTTCATAGTCAACACAGCTATGTTACACAATTAATAATTGATATGTGCGAAGCTCGCGGAGATTGTTTCTATATCATGGATAACATCATATTTCCCAAGAGCAATCAAAGTGTTGGTATGATTGATGCTGCTGTAAATGATGTATCAACTATTGATAGTAGCTATGTTGGTACATATTATCCTTGGATCAAGATTTTGGATACCAACATCAACAAGATCGTCAACGTTCCACCAAGTGTTATTATGCCAGCAATTTATGCTGCAAATGACAATTCGAGTGCCGAGTGGTTTGCTCCAGCAGGTTTGAATCGTGGTGGTATCGCACAGGCTGTTCAAGTTCTTGATAGACTGACACACGCTGAACGTGATGTGTTGTATCAGGGTCGTGTTAATCCGATTGCAGCATTTCCGGGTCAAGGAATTTGTGTATGGGGTCAAAAAACGCTTCAAATTAAACCAAGCGCATTGGATCGTATCAATGTTCGTCGTTTGTTGATTGCATTAAAGAAATTTATTGCAAGTTCAAGCAAGTTCTTGGTATTCGAACAAAACGTTGCGGCAACACGAAACCGTTTCTTGAGTATTGTAAATCCATATTTGGAAAGCGTTCAACAACGCAGTGGTTTGTATGCATTCCAAGTTAAGATGGATGCTGAAAATAATACTCCAGATTTGATCGACAGAAATGTTCTTTACGGCCAAATCTATCTACAGCCAGCCAAAACTGCTGAATTCATCATACTTGACTTCAACATCTTGCCAACAGGTGCTCAGTTTCCCGGCGCATAATTAGTTCCTAAAAGTCAAACCCTGCTAGAGAAATCTAGCAGGGTTTTTGTTTTGTTTAATATATATTTATATATATGATTTGGTTAAAAGACCTTATAACTGAAAATGAAGAAGATATTAATGCCGATTTATACGACAATTGGCAAGAATATCTTGATTATAATCAATACGATTTACCAAAAGAAGAAATCATTAAATTAAAAAATAAATTTAATTTAGATGTAAAACAATATTTGAAATTTGTTTTCAAATTATCAGATAATAAAAATTCAGAATATATTATTTACGATCCAAAAAACGAGACATTTGAGTATATAAAAGACATTAAACAGTGGATTTATGATTTAAATGATGCTGAAATGGAAGAATTGTTAGGGCATGGTGCGGAATCAATTTATAATGGTTGGATTGAAGGTACATTGAGTGATTTGAAAACACATCCCGGCAAACTGTATCATTATACTACAGAAGAAAATTGGGAATTGATACAACAGAGTGGAGAATTACAAGGTAGTAGTGGTACCGGGATAACCAATAGATATTCACACGGAATATTCACAAGTGTCGATCCTGAAGAACATGCAAGTGGAACTTATGGAGATGTATGTTTGGAAATTGATATGGATGCATTCAAACAAGCAAATAGTTTAGCTGCCGTGGATCTTTCATATGAGCCTGATATTGAAGAATATTTGATGCGGGATTTAATACGTTATAAATTAGAACTAGAAGATATGGAAATTCAATTGGATAGTTCGGGAGGTATGTCGCCATATACTATTATCGTTGAACACACTATACCAATTCAATTTATTAAAAAAATATGATTAATCTATCCGATTTGCTATACGAAACAAAAATTCCATCAAGTGAAATTGATATGGATGTTTATGCTCGTCAATATTTAAAAACAATGGATTATTTAAAAAATAAGAAAAAAACTTTGCTACTAACCACAAGTAACAGATGGATAGAGCATAAAGAAGATGTTCCAAAAAGCACAAAATTGGCATTAAAAATAAAAGAAAGTCTTGGCAGTGATAAAATTGTTCATATTGATATTCCAAAATTAAATATTTTACCATGTGAAGGTAATGTTAGTAGCAACAAACAATTTGGAGGAAATCATTGTGGTACTAAAGAATCTATATTAAAGGACAAAGAAAAAAATCCAACTGGAAATCATCGTTGTTGGTGTAGTTATAATAATAAAAATGATGAATTGTGGAAAATTAGTAAAGAACTTTTTGAATGCGATGCCGTTGTATTTTTTGCAAGTATTAGATGGGGACAAGCCAATAGTTATTATCAAAAATTAATTGAAAGATTAAATTGGCTTGAAAATAGACACACGACATTAGGAGAAAGTAATATTATTAAAGATATTGACGCAGGTTTTATTGCCGTGGGTCAAAATTGGAATGGAGTTAATGTTGTTAAAACACAAAAACAAGTATTAAATTTTTATGGATTCAATACACCCAATGAATTGTTTTGGAATTGGCAATATACAGATAATATATTGGATGAATCGAAACTTTCATATAATAATGCTCCATCCGTTTTTAATGAAACATTTGAAATATAAAATATAACATGATAAAATTAACATCATTGCTATTTGAAGAAAAGGTTAGAAAGATATCATTGCAAACTGCAATTGATAATAAGTATTTTGGACCTATTTATCATGGCACATCATTTGAAAATCAAAAATTAATTAATCAAGATGGATTTAAAATATTTTATGGAGATTCTAGAACTGGAAACGTTTTACATGGTTATCAATTAAGTAATTATTATGCAGGAATGCCTGCTCCTGTTCATCATTTGGGATATGGTGTTTATTTTACCACTGTTAAAAACATTGCAAAACAATTCAACGGTGGAACATTACGCGGATTAAAAATTTATTATGCGGATATACCAAGATTAGAAACTATTAATTTTGGTTCTCATAAAACCATGATGCAATGGTGGATTAAAAATGGATATGATTATGATACTAAATCTCCAGAAAAATTATTTGGAAATCCTAATACAAGTCTTGCCGCTATTAGTGCAGAGAGATATAGAGCCACAATTGCAATGACAAATTATTTAAAATCAAAATACGACGCTGTGTGGTTTAAAGGAAAATCAATACGAAGATTATTGGATGGAGATCAAGTTTGTATATTTAATCCAGATAACATTTTTGAAATTGATATATCATTATCAAAAGACATGGATATTGGTAGTAAAGTAATTGCATCAGGTAATATATATGCACTTGACAATGAAACTATAATAGTTCCAGTTGGAACAAAAGGTATTATCTTAAAAAAATCTTCTGTTATGAATTTAAATAGATCAAACGCAACAGCAACAACTGATTTTATTTATACTGTTAAATTTGATAAAGGCGGCACACAATATAATATTATTAGAGATTATATTGCACCATATACCAAAAAATAAATATAAAAACAATTTAGCTGTGGTATTTTATATGTAATATAACGGTTATTCTCATTTATGAAAAAAGCATCTGGAAAAAGTAATTTAAGTATTGTACGTGATTATCTTAGCGGGACACGTCCTTTTATTCAAGTAGGTTATGATGAAAATGTAGCATTACAAAGCCGAAAAGAAGGAGAAGAATGGGAAGATAGTAATGGTGTTAAATGGATAAAAAAGAATGGATACAAACACCGCTTGAGTAAAAGAGCACAATATGTTTTTGAACAACGATGCGTTGTTTGCAATGCTGATATGAAATGGGGCAATCATCTTGATCAAAAAATATATCCAAAAACACAACGTTGCTATGAATGCAATATTGAATTTGAAAGCATTTTAAGAAGTCGTGGCATTTATAATGACTATGAAAAATTTAAAATGATTAACAATGAATTATCAATGATGAAAGATTTTAAATCAAAGGTCGTTGATAGTATTAGTTATCTTGAAAATTATACTCCGAAAACAAAAGACCTTCAATTTTTTAATGAAGATGGTAGTAATGAAATTTGGGTAGATGACACTGATAGACGTGAAGTTGTGTTGAAAGATTTGCGAGCAGATTTAGAGAAAGTAAACGATGGTATTACTTTAGCAGAAAGCGAATTGAATAAATTAAATTACAACGTTGCGCTTGATCCAAATATTAACGATTTAGCTTTGAAAAAAGTAAAGGAACGCGAGGAGAAATTACAAAATGGCTGAAAAGACATTAAAAGAAATAATTAAAGAAGAATATAAGAAGTGTTTGGTTGATCCGATATATTTCATGAAGAAATATGTAAAGATTCAACATCCTATTCGCGGCACAATTAACTTTGATTTGTATCCATTTCAAGAAGAAACATTGAGTGGATTGGTAGAAAATGATTTTAACATCATTTTAAAAAGTCGTCAGATGGGTATTAGTACACTGGTTGCCGCATATAGTTTGTGGTTAATGGTGTTTCATACTGATAAAAACATTCGCTGTATTAGTATTACTCAAGAAACTAGTAAGGAAATTGTTACCCGTGTTCGATTTGCAAATGATAATTTGCCAGTTTGGTTAAAAGTACCAGTGGTTGAAAACAATCGGCTTTCTCTTGTATTAAAAAATGGTAGTACAATCAAAGCAGAAAGTAGTGCTGGCACCGCAGGACGTAGTGCAGCATTGTCATTGCTAATTATTGACGAAGCTGCATTTATTGATAATATTGAAGAAATTTGGTTGTCTGCTCAATATACATTGAGCACTGGTGGCCGTGCAATTGTACTAAGTACACCCAAAGGCGTTGGTAATTTCTTTCATAATACATGGGTTGATGCAGAAGCAAAGAAAAATAATTTTCATACGATTAAATTGCCATGGCATTTGCATCCAGAGCGTGATCAAAAATGGCGTGATCAACAAACAGCGTTGAGTGGTGTAAAAGGTTCTGCGCAAGAATGTGATTGTCTCTGGGGAGAAGCAAAAATAAAAATCTTAGATACTGAACAAAATATAGAAAAGTTTGTTACTTTAAAAGAATTTTACGATATATATTCTCATGAATGTGAATGTGAGTCTTCTAGTGAAGCGGGGATGGGATAATACTAAAAAATATCTTTTAACTATAACTGATAGATATTCTTTAGAAGATACAATATTAAAATTAAAACATAATAATTATTATAAAAAGTTATATGGAAAAGCAAAAAATAGAACATTAATTAAAACAGATCCGATATTATATTTATCAATCTATCATCATACTTCTATATTAGAAAAAACATTAATATCACAAAAAACATGGAAGGGTAGTTATAATTTTAAGTATAGAATAAAATTTTTAGTCGAATATAATTGCAATATTGAAAATCTCAAATGTGAATGTGGAAAAAAATATACATGGACAAAATTTTGTAGAAAGTGTCCGTCTTATCATGTTACATGGAAAGGTAAATCTCATACGAATTTAACAAAAAATAAACAGCGTTTGGCTGCAATAAATTATATAAAAAAGATAAAAGGAAACGTGGTTCCACGATATAACATAAACTCAATAAAATTCATAGAAGAATACGGAAAAAAATGCGGATATAAATTTATACATGCTGAGAATGGAGGAGAATATTATATAAAAGAATTAGGATATTATGTAGATGCATATGATCCAGTTAATAACGTAGTATTAGAAATAGATGAAAAAAGACATTTCGATAATGATGGACAGTTGAAAATTCGAGATATTAATAGACAAAAAGAAATAGAACAACTATTAAATTGTAAGTTTATAAGAATAAAAATATGATTTCATTAAAAAAAAATAAATTTCAAATTTATACCCCAAGTGGATATAAATCTTTTTCTGGACTGAGAAAAATTGAAAAATCAAAATATATAAAATTTGTATTATCTAATGGAAAAGAAATTAAATGTTCATTAGAGCATAAATTTATAAAAAATCAAGTCGAAATATTCGCGGAACATTTAAATGTAGGAGATATTCTTGATACGGTCAATAATCAAGTTATAAGTATTAAAACAAAAGATATAGTAAATGATAATATTACATTATATGATATTGTAAATGTAAATGATGGAAATTTATTTATAATTGAAGATAATATAATAACTCATAATTGTGATTTTTCAACAACTGGTAATACTGTAATTGATATTCCTACATTGGATTTTTATAAAAATGAGAAAGTAAAAGATCCTATTGAAATGCGTGGTATCGATAAAAGCTATTGGATCTGGGAATATCCAGATTATAGTCGTAGTTATATTGTGTGTGCCGACGTTGCCCGTGGAGATGGTGTAGATTATAGTGCGTTTCATGTAATTGATATTGAAAGTTTCACACAAGTTGCTGAGTATCAAGGACAAATTAACACAAAAGATTACGGTAATTTGTTAGTTAGTGTTGCAACGGAATATAACAATGCATTGCTTGTTGTTGAAAACGCCAACATTGGTTGGGCTGTATTGCAACAAATTATTGATCGCGGATATCCGAATACATTTTACAGTAGTGCGGATCTTCAATATGTCGATATTGAACGTCAACTTTCCAATAAATTTAACGCAATAGAAAAGAAAATGGTGCCGGGATTTACTACAACTATGAAAACACGTCCATTGATTGTTTCACGTTTGGAAATGTATTTTAGAGAACGTAGTATTGAAGTTCGTTCGGCACGATTAGTAAATGAATTGAGAACGTTTATTTGGAATGGTAACAAACCCGAAGCATTACCAAAATATCACGATGATCTTGTAATGTCATTTAGTATTGGTATGTGGGTACGTGATACTGCATTAAAATTACGTCAACAGGGTGTTGATATCACTAAGAGTTTGATAAACAATATAAATAAGCTTGGAAATGCAGATCCTGTTTATAAAACGGGTAATTTAACTGCTCAACAAGCATGGGAGATGAATATCGGAAAAACCGGTAATGATAAAAAAGAGTCTTTAAATTGGTTATTATAAGATATATATACATATATGCCCACAGATGAATTCAAAGAGTTGAAACAACGTTCGTTGTTTTCAAAATTAAGAAGATTATTTAGCACCGATGTCATTGTTCGCAATGTCGGTGGTAAAAAACTAAAAGTGGTAGATACTGACGAATTAGCATACGCAACAGATCGTAATACATTACGTGATCGTTTCAATCGTATTCGTACAAGTGCCCATAACCAATATAGTCGTGATTTTACATTATCATATCAAGCGGCTCGTATCGAATTGTTTCGTGATTACGATTGTGTAGGACCAGATACAATTATTCCACTGCCTGACGGAACCACCCCAACAATAGCAGAACTAACAGAAAAATATAAAGATAAACCACAAGAACGCTTCTTGGTATTTTCATACGACCATGAGACCGACTCCATAAAACTTGGAAAGGCGTATCATCCCCGTAAAAAAGAAGGTGGTGCAAGAAAAACATGGAAAGTAGTTTTCGATAATGGACAATATGTAATTGGAAGTGCCGGACATCCATTTCTAATGCGAAATGGAGAATATAAGAAACTTGAGGATTTATCTATTGGTGAATCTGTAATGCCATTTTATCAAAAAGATTTTTATAATAATGGATATAGATCGATTTATAATTTCTCAAAAGGATGGCAATCGGAACATGTTATTGTTGCAGAACAGTTTGAACGACCATTGAATGATAATGAAGTAGTTCATCATAAAAATTTTGATAAAACTAACAACTTACCGTCAAATCTTCAGATTATGACGGATTCCGACCACAGAGCGTTTCATATGCATCTAAATAATGATGTTATATGGTCTCCCGAAAATAAACAAAAAACTATTGAAAAAATTAAATCATCCAATGGTTATAAAAACAGAAAGTGTCACAAATGGAATGGTGAACGTGCTGGAAAAAACAATCCATTCTATGGAAAATCACATTCTAAAAAATCAAATGAACTTCGGTCAGAATCGTTGAAAATGGCATTTTCAACCAGAAATCAATCTGGAGAAAACAACCCAAAATTTAGAAATGATTTGTCATTTGATATTATAAAAGTAAAAGCATTTGAGTATTATAAACAAAATGGGAAATTGGATGTTGGCGGATTATGTGATTTCATAGGATGCGATTATTCAACTGTTTACAACAGATTGCATTCTCAAAAATATCATTGGATAAAATTCAAAAATGAAGTAGTATCCACACTAAATCATAAAATAGCAAAAATAGAATATGTTGGAGAAATAGAAGTTTATGATGTTACTGTAGAAAAATATCAAAATTTTGCAACTGATAGTTGTTTTGTCCACAACACAATGGATATGGACCCAATTATCAGTAGTGCCTTAGACATTTATGCAGATGAATGTTTAACGCAAAATGAATTGGGTGACATGCTAACAATTCGTAGTACAAACGATAATATTAAACAAATTCTACACAATTTGTTTTATGACATTTTAAATATTGAATTTAATTTGTGGAGTTGGACGCGTAATTTGGTAAAATACGGCGATTTCTATTTGAAAATGTATGTAAGCCCTGAGTTTGGTGTTTACATGGTCGAACCTATTAGTAGCTACAATGTAACTCGCGTTGAAAATAGTGATTTAAATAATAAAAATTATATTAAATTTCAAGTCAATCTACCTGAAGGTGGCAAAATTGAAGAATTAGAAAATTATCAAGTTGCACACTTTCGTTTGTTGAGTGATAGCAATTTTTTGCCCTACGGAAAATGTTTGGCAGCAAATTCTTATGTAAATACAGAATTTGGTTCAAAACGAATTGATGAAATAAACATTGGGGACTCGCTGTGGACATTTAATATAAAAGATAAAAATTTTGAACTTTCAACTGTTGTATCAAAACTTTCAACCGGCATTAAAAAAACAATTAAAATTACTTCACAGCACAATGAAATCGAATGTAGTGAAGATCATCCAATATTAGTTTATTCTGATAAACAATCAACGCTAGAATATAAAAATGCAAAAGATATTTCTATGAGCGATCTACTCGTATTATCATCCAATAAACAAATAAAGTCTCATAGAGTATCTTTAAATAAAACATTATTAACCAGCGATAATCACAGTGGATGGAAAAATAATTTATCAAATTTACCAAATGAAGCAGATGCTAAATTTGCAAGATTTTTTGGATTTATGCTTGGTGATGGATGGTTAAACAACGATATAAACAGAGTTTCATTTGCGGCGGGCATAGACAATGCGCTGAACGATAAATATTCAAAATATTTAGAAGAATATTCACAAAAAGAAATAAAAATAATTCCTTCTGAAATTAATAGTGGAGAAAAGCGATACGTTAATTCTAAGTTATTGGCTGAATTTTTATATGTCAATGGATTTAAAGGAGACGCTACTACAAAACGTATTCCATCGTGGGTATTTGGAATGGATGAACTTTCTAAGTTGGAATTTATTCGCGGATTTGTAGATGCGGACGGAAGTGTGTTTACAGATAAATGGAATGTCAATCGTTATTCTATTGAATTAAACAATAAAAAATTAGTCGAGGATATCAAAGAATTGCTTTGCGGATTAAATATTAAATGTTCAAATGTAAAATCTCGTCGTGAAGAAGGAGAAACTGAAATATGTGGTATAAAATGTCATCGAAATACATCATATTATATTTATTTTTATCTAGATGGAAATAAAAAAACACAAGTTAAAAAATATGATTTAATCAAAAATGAAAATATAATTTTAGTTCCTATTGTTTCAATTTCAAGCGAGAACGAGCAAGAAATGTATGATATTCAAGTAGCATCTTCAAATTCTAATTTTATTGCGAATGGCATGGTTGTTCATAATTGTATTATTGAAGGTGCGCGTCGTGTATGGAAGCAAGTTAGTTTGATGGAAGACGCAATGTTGATTCATCGTATTATGCGAGCACCTGAAAAACGCATTTATAAGGTTGATATTGGTAATATTCCTCCAAACGAAGTTGATCAATACATGGAAAAGTTGATCAATAAAACTAAAAAAGTTCCTTATATTGATGAAAAGACTGGTGATTATAATCTTCGTTTCAATTTATGGAACATGGTTGAAGATATTTATTTGCCTGTTCGTGGAAGTGATAGCGGCACCAGTATTGAACCGTTGAGCGGCATGGAATTTACAGGTATCGACGATATTGAATATCTTCGTAACAAAATGATGGCTGCACTGAAGATTCCAAAGGCGTTTTTGGGCTATGAAGAAGATTTGAGTGGCAAAGCTACATTGGCAGCAGAAGATGTTCGTTTTGCTCGTACTGTTCAGCGTGTTCAAAAGTTTATTGTTAGTGAATTAACCAAAATTGCTATTGTTCATTTGTATTCACAAGGATACAAAGACGCTGAATTGGTAGATTTTAGTTTGGAATTAACAAATCCATCTACTATTTTTGAAAAGGAAAAAGTTAGTGTTTGGCAAGAAAAAACTAGTTTGGCCAAAGACATGATTGATGCCAAAATTTATAGTCGTAAATGGATTCATGCCACTGTATTCAATACGAGTGAAGATGATATTGACGTTATTAACAATGATATTGTTGAAGATGCAAAACAAGCATATCGTTTGAAGAAGATTGAAGAAGAAGGTATTGATCCAGCAAAGCCATATAATAAAATCAACGTTGGTGAAGAAGGTGCCGGTGGCACAACACCAGAAGCAGGTCCAACAGAACCAGAAAAAGCACCAGCAGAAACACCGGTGGCAGGTGCTGGAGAAGCACCACCACTAAAAGAACGCGATCAAACCGGTCGTAAAAAAGCAAGTAATTATCCATTTGGTGAAGATCCATTGGGTGGTGGAGAAAATAATCGTCGTTCCAATAAAACAACAACAAAACATCCAGTTTCACACGCATACAAAAATAACAGTCCTTTGAGTTTTGAAGGATTGGATATGCATCTTTGTGGAGCAAGTAAAAAATCCATTTTGAGTCAACACGTCGATTTAAAAAAGAAATCATTTTTGGATGAATCGAATATTATTGAGTAAAATTGGATAAATATCGTATTTAAATCAATTTTACACATTTTTCTCTATATTTATAAAATAACGGAATAGACATTATGTATAAAGCAAAACATTCTAAGTTTAGAAATACTGGATTGCTATTTGAGTTACTTACTCGTCAAGTAACTGCGGATATTTTAGCTGGTAAGGATGAATCATCAGCTAAAAATTTATTATTTAAGTATTTTTCCCCAAATACAGAACTTGGGCGTGAATGGCAATTGTATAATTTTTTGGTTAACGAAAAAGCCAAAGACGAAATACTTGCTGAAAAATATATAACAGTCACTTTAAAACAAAGAGAAAAGCTTGATAACAAAAAGCTTACCGAGCAAAAATATAATTTAATAAAAGAAATTAATGAAGTCTATTCCGCAGAAACATTATTAAAATCCAGTTTAAAAAATTATAAACTTTTTGCTTCTATTTATAAATTATTTGAAAATCATATTAATAATAAAATTAAGTTTGATATTCAAGAAGTAATACAATCTAGAAATTGTATCAGTGAAAATCTTTGCGGCATCAAGAAAAAAGCACCAGAAGCTGAAGAAGATGTCATTAAAGTTTATAAACAACAAAGCGAAGATATTCGTATGTTATCTTATAAAATAATGGTTGATAGTTTGAATGAAAAATATAAAGGATTGGATCATAATCAAAAACGATTGCTTCGGGAATTTATTAACAACATTACAAATACTAATTCATTAAATGTATTAATCAATGAAGAAGTAGAAACTGTAAAGAAAGAATTGACTGAATTGAGTTCACAAGTTGATTCTGATGTTATTAGAATTAAAATTACAGAAACTATAAAACAATTGGATAAAGTCAAACCATCAAAGAATGTCAAAGACAATCAAGTTATGGTTTTGTTGCTTTCATACGAACTCATCAAAGAAATCAAATCACAAATTTAACAAGATATATGAATAACGACAACGTAGCTAAAAAAGGTAAAATCATTGTTGGAAGCACTTTGCGTGAAAAATTAAAAGCAAAGTTAAAAGAACTTATTCGTAAACAAATGAAAGAAATTTCTGCAAGTGGTGCTGCTGGTGGAAGTCCTGTCGATGGAAGTGCGGGTCCAGTAAAAACTCCATATGCATTTGGTAAAGCGAACGATCCTACAATTGCTTTGAATGGATACAAGCAAGTTGGCAAAAATGAAACTGGTACAATCACTGAAAAAGAAGGTGCTAAAAAAGAAAAAGAATCTCCTAAAAAGAGTGAACCAAAGCCATATGAACCAATTGTAAAACCAAAGACTCCAGAAGAAAAAGCTGCCGAAGAACTTTCTGCATCAAATGAAAAACGTAAAAAAGAAGTAGAATTGGTTGCAAAGATTGTAGCGGGATGGGCAGATACTCGTAAAAAAGCTTCTAAAGTTTCAAAGAAAACTGATTAATATTTATGCCGATTAGTTTAAAACGACTAATAGAATTAGATAGTGAGCCGCAAGCAAAACAATCTGCTGCGGCTTATACTCCTATTGTTGCTCAACAATCAGCACCACAAGGTCAGGAGTTTAATGTTGGATTAGATTTTACTAATTTTGAACGCACAATTGCAGCGTTTACTGAAAACGCAAAAAATGCATTTCAACAAAAACTGATGAGCTTGGTTGGAAATAAAAAAGTATTTTTACGTGGCAGTAAAGGCTATGGTCAACCAATTAAAGATTATACCATCAATGTAAAAAGTGTTAGCATTGATTTTTATTATGAACGTTATGTTGTTGTTTTCAAAGATGAAAATGACAAAGAATACTTTTTAGAGCCGGGATACAAGATTAAAATCTTAGGTCAGGCGCAAATTGTTCCAAAAGTACAAAAGAAAAAAAAGAAGGAACAACTTCCGGTTGCACCAGTTCAACCAAATATTAATACTAGATAATATGAATAAAGAATTACTTGTTGATTGCATTTCGTTTGCGGTAAGCCGAGATGTCATAAATGAAATGACAAATAACGGCGGACCTTTTGTAGTAAAAGGTGTATTGCAACGCGCCAATGCAAAAAATCAAAACGGTAGAATCTATCCAAAGGCAATTTTGGAACGTGAAGCTGTAAAATATACCGAAAATTTCATTAAACAACGTCGTGCATTGGGTGAATTAGATCATCCGGAATGTTATCAAATTGGAACTGAAATATTTACACAGTATGGATGGAAAGATTTGAGAAATGTTAATGTTGGCGATTTGATTCCGACTTTAAATACAAACACAAATACAATAGAATATAATCCTATTGAACGAGTAATTAATGAACCATATAAAGGCAAGATGATATCTATAAAAGGAAAAAATATAGATACATGCGTTACTCCAAATCATAGATTTGTTTTAAAAAATAAAAACGGAGAATTTGTTGAAAAAACTGCACAGGAATTGTTAGATATTTCTAATATAACTAAAAATTCGCATTTATCAATTCCTGTTGTTGCTGAAAATTGGAATGGAATTCAATATGATTTTTATAAAATAGACGCCGTTAACATCGATGAAATAGCAGGAAATCAATCCTTAGACTATAAAATCAAACAAACAACAGCATTAAATTTAGACATAAATGCGTGGTTTTCATTTTTGGGATTTTATCTCGCAGAAGGACATTGCACAAATAGAGAGACCGATGATGGATATGGTATTTATATAACTCAAAACAAAGGAGAAATTGCAAATAAATTTAGAGAAATATTAAAAAAGCTGTCTCCTGAATTAACATGGAATGAATGGAATAAGGGAGATGATGCAATAACATTTAATACAAGTGATGCTCGTTTATGGACATATCTCTCTAAACTAGGAAATAAATACACAAAATATATTCCGGATGACATAAAAAATGCCTCTGCTGATTTATTACAAAATTTGTATGATTGGTTTTTGAATGGAGATGGATGTGTTGTAGGTGAATATGAACGAACCTCCATATTTTCTGTTTCAAAAAAATTAATGGAAGATTTTTATGAAATAGTTCTTAAATTAGGAATGTCCGCTGTTATTAAAGAACAAATAACTACTGAAGATTATATGTTTGCTGGACGACTTATAGAAGCAAAAAACAAATCTCCTCTATATAGACTGTGGATAAAATCGTCTCATGCAATTCATCTCGATTTTAGATTCATTAAAATAGAAGAAGTGGATTACGATAATACAGTTCATTGTGTAACTGTAAAAAACGGAACATTTTATTGTAGATATAACAACAAATCATTTTGGACTGGAAATTCATCCGTTGTTAATTTGCAAAATGTTAGTCATAACGTTTTGGAAGTTCATTGGGAAGGTGATGATTTGGTCGGTAGTGTTGAAATTTTAACAACTCCAAGCGGCAACATTTTGCGTGAATTGTTTAAGAGTTCAATTAATGTTGGTATTAGTAGCCGTGGGATAGGTAGTGTAAAGCGAAAAATGGCAGAAAGTGCAGATGAAGTTCAAGAAGATTTTGAATTGATTGCATTTGATTTCGTTAGCAATCCAAGCACCCAAGGAGCATTTTTACATCCATCTGGTCAAATTCAAGAAGGTGTAAATACAGTTAAAAATCCAGTTACAAACAAATGGGATAATGTAAATAATATTATTCGAGAAATCTTAGGTGAAATTAAATAATATATGAATAACACAACACAAAATGAAGGAATGTGGGATAGACTTTCAGCAGGTTTGACCGGTATAACAACTGCTGCATCCAATCTTAAAAAAACTGCTGCGGGTTCACCATCATTAACAGTCGTAGCAGATGCAAAACTTAATAAATTATTTAATATTGCAAAATCAAGAATGGAACCATTTGCTAAAAATTTAAAAAGTACTAATATTTTGGCAAAAACAAAAGCTGAAATTGAAATCAAAAAACAATATGTTCAATTTTTGGAAGATGCCATGAAAATGACAGGTGAAAAAGATCTTAATAATATTATTGCAAAATTGAAAAGTCCAGCACATAAAGATATTGCAGATTATTTAACTAATGTAGGTGTGTTTTCTACTCCTGCATCAACTAAAAAACCTAGAAAACCAGCACCAGCACCAGCACCAGCACCAGCACCAGCAACGCCAGCAACGCCAATAACTGTTCCGAAACATGCTGCTAAGTTTAATGGATACGTATTTGATTCGACTACTAATTTATGGAGTGATCCAAAGGGCAATGTATTAAATGCATTTAATTCCAAGAAAAAAACAGATGCATATTTAAAAGCAGTAAATAGTGGAACTATAATTCCAGAAGGTAAAATAACATATAAAGAGTTTTTTGTATAATTGCTAATATTTATTAACATATGATTACGTTGAAAAAAATTATTGAAGGAGTAGAACAAGAACCTTCTACACCCACCAATGAGTTGAGTGGTATGATGGGTCGATCACCTGTTACTTGGGATACACCGAAAGCATATGCTCCAGCAGGTGCTCCTGTTCGCACCAATGAAGCATTGCCGTCAAAAAAATTGACGGCAGAAGAAAAGCGCAAATTACTTGATATGGTTGGTCAATTCAATGAATATCGCCGTGCCATGAAAATGGCGGATGAATTAAAAAGTGTTGCTGAAAATATTGTTTACATTGCAGAAATGACTGAAAAATATGGTTTGAACGAAACCAGTGAATGGTTTGAGGGTGTCACATTAGAACGTGATATGAAAGAAATTAAACGTTATGCAAGTGAATTGCATAAAATTGCTAATAAAGTTCATCCACTTGTCAAACAGGCAGAAGACTGTTATGAAAGTGTTGGTCTAAAATTAGAAAGATATTTTAATCTATAAATCAAAAACCCCCGCTGTTAAGCGGGGTTTTTGTTATACATCTAATTTACCAAACTCGTCTATTTTATCCATCATATTATCAAATGATTTGAAATAATGTTTTCTATCATTGATTTTTAATTCATATCCGAGTTTTTTGTGTTTGGCAATACCATATTTGTTCATCTCCATATCACCGGGAATAGTTAACCCCATGTGACTATCGCCTTCGATTTGAAATCCCATTCCTTCAAGCATGTCCAAATGTTTCAAATCCCACGAATTAGGATTATCAAAATCATCAAGCTTATGATAGTTTTCATTTTGTAGTTCGGATGTATGATAGTCTTTACGAATATTCACTGGATGTCTGTAGCTGTTGTAATTGCTACCAACACCATGACGTTTTAAACTAATAGTAAATTGTTTTGATTGCATATTGTTATTTGTTCATTAATAGTACGTCTGTAAAAAAATTGTAAATATTACTCAAGAAATTTGGAATGTTTGTGTTTTTATCGAACGGACTTCCACTGCGACTAAAAACTGCACCCGGTTTGTCTATATCTTCTCGTTGAGTGAATGACACATACCACATGATGTATTTATATTCGTTAGAATTTGCGGGATTTGCAATTTTTCTAATGGCAAAATGAAAATTTGTAGGAGACTGATTTACTTCAAATTGAATTGTATTATTTGTAAAATCTACTGAACTAATATTATGATATACACGATTAATTGCTTCTTTGATTTTTTCAAGTTCTTGAGAACCAATAATATAAGGGCGATTATGTCCTTTTTGTAATACAGCAGTCAAATTAGTATCATCTGCTTCTTTTGTTTCAACATAAGAAGACTCTACCAATACATTTTCCAACAATACTTTTTTTATATATCGTTTCAATAATTGTTTTTGTTTTTCGGTCATATACATAAATATCTAAAATTATTTTAACTTTTGTATTTTTTAATTATATTTATTTTACAGTAATACGACATTTCCTTTGTCGCAATAAATATTCTAACTTTATTGGAGTTTCTATAATAACTTCAGAAACAAACAAAGGATAACTATATATATGTCAAAATTATTAAAAGAAGCACTCGCCGACGCAAAAGCCGTCAAGCGTATTGCTATCGAAAATGCCAAAGTAGCATTAGAAGAAACATTTCAACGCGAAGTAACCGGAATGTTTCAAGACAAAATCAAAGAAGAATTGGAGAACGAAGAAACCTACGGTGTTGATACACAAGGCGGTGGACTTCAAGGTTCGAGTGATATTGGTGCAACTGTTGGCGGCAGCAAAAAACCATCTGCAAAAGCACACAACACATCAACCAAAGTTGTAAAACAACCAAGAAAAAAATTCTTTGAAGAAGCCGAGGAGGAAGAAGAGTCGCTGCATGCTGAAGGCGGCCCTCACCAAGCGCGATTCGAAGATTCTGAAGAAAATGTTGTTCATGATGAAACCATTAGCAACGAAGAATTGGAAGAAATCTTGAGTAGCTTGGAAGAAGAATTGGATGAAACAGGCGAACCAGCACCCGTACAACCTTCAATCGATCCAATGGCACAAGTGCCTGCGCCAGTTGATCCAAATGCTCCAAATGCTCCAGTGGCTCCTCAGCCTTCGGTTGATCCAAATGCTCCTGTGGCTCCTCAGCCTTCGGTTGATCCAAATGCTCCTGCTTCGCCGGTGCAAGCACAACCTCCGGTTGCCGAAGAAAGCATGGAAGAAATTAGCCTCGACGAACTTTTGAGTGAAATCGGTGCTGATGAAGAAGATTTGGAAAAATCTAAGGAAGACGACGACGATGGATTGAAAAAAGAAAACAACTCTCTTCGTACTCAATTGAGCGAACACATTAAAGTCATTGAATATTTGCGTGAGCAAATCAATGAAATTAATTTGTTGAATGCAAAATTATTGTATACCAACAAGTTGTTTAAGCAATTTGGAATGAGTAACTCACAAAAATTGAGCATTGTTGAAAAATTCGACTTGGCAAGCACAGTACGTGAAGTCAAGTATGCATACACAATTTTAGCCGAATCATTAAGTTCCGGTGCATCAACAGTCAAGAAGGCTAATACTGTTGCAAAATCTATCACCGAAGGTTTGGCAAGCAAAGCAGTTGCATCTACAAAACCATCAAAGGATGTAATTGTTGAAAACACTAACGAGATGGCTTTGCGATTCCAAAGACTCGCCGGAATCAAGAAGTAATTTTAATGGTGAGCAAAAACCAAACAAAAATAGATAAGGAAAATATAATATGAGTGATATTAAGTCATTATTGACAAACAACATGAACCCACAAGCACGGTTGATGCAGGAAACTCGTCAATTGCAAAGCAAGTGGGACAAAACGGGTCTTCTTGAAGGATTGGACGGCGTAGAAAAAGCCAATATGTCCATCTTGCTTGAAAACCAAGCAAAACAATTGCTTGATGAAGCAACTGCTACAGGTACATCCACAAACAGCGAACAATGGGCTGGCGTAGCTCTTCCATTGGTTCGTCGTGTATTTGCTGAAATTAGTGCAAAAGACTTCGTTAGTGTGCAACCAATGAATTTGCCAAGTGGTTTGATCTTTTATTTGGATTTCAAATATGGTACAACCAATGGTGGATTCACTGCTGACACAACCAGTAGCTACAGCTCGTTATTCGGTGGATCAGGCCGAAAGCTTGGCTCAACTGACAGTGCAACTGGCGGTTTGTATGGCGTGGGTCGTTATGGTTATTCTATTAACGACAGTGTGTCTACACTGAACGTACCAACTGGTAGCAGTGGTGCGTTGTATTTTACAACTGCATCATATAGCGATATTGATTATGATCAAACATATAGTTCAAGCATTGTATCAGGTCAAATCTACAAAGTTGTAATAAACGTGGGTGATAACGGAACCACTACTTCGACCAATCCAAATGCTGCGACCGTTAACAATGTTGATTTAACTGCAATTCGGAGTTTCACATTTACCAGTGCAAGCGCATTTACTCCATTGCTTAACTTCCAAGCAGTATATAACACCGGCAGCTTGGCAAGTCCAGTATATACTATCAATATGTTCTTCAGTGGAGCTACTGCGTTGCTTGCAACTGGTAGAACAACTGGTAGTTTCTTGTATACCAAGCAACCATCTGAAACATCCCGTGGCGACTTCGAAGACAAGAATCCGTTCACTGGTACTGGTACAAGTGGTATTAACCAAGGTAGTGATATTGGTATTCCAGAAATTAACTTGGAACTCAAGAGCGAACCTATCGTTGCTAAGACTCGCAAATTAAAAGCTGTTTGGACTCCTGAATTGGCTCAAGATTTGAATGCGTATCACAGCATCGATGCTGAAGCAGAATTAACTGCATTGTTGAGTGAATATGTTTCGATGGAAATTGATTTGGAAATCCTCGACATGTTAATTACTGCTGCTCCGGGTGTAACAACTCAAGCGTGGAGTACTAAGATCGGTAACGAATTGGCAGTTAACTTGGATCAGTTTGGTAATTTTAATAGTATTACATTGAACACCGATGCAAATAACAAGACAGCATATGTCAAGAGCACTTGGTTTCAAACATTGGGTAACAAGATTCAACGTGTATCTAACAAGATTCACCAATTGACTCTTCGTGGTGGTGCTAATTTCTTGGTAGTCAGTCCGGATGTTGCAACTATCTTGGAAAGTATTCCGGGTTATGTCGTAAGCACTGATGGTGATAGTGCCAAATTCGCAATGGGCGTAAGTCGCGTTGGTTCTTTCGCTTCACGTTTCCAAGTTTACAAGAACCCATATATGGTTGAAAACGTAATCTTGGTTGGTTTCCGTGGAAATAACTTCCTCGAAACTGGTGCAGTTTATGCTCCATATATTCCGCTTGTACAAACTCCATTGGTTTACGATCCAATTAACTTCACACCACGTCGTGGAGTGTTGACTCGTTATGCCAAGAAGGTGATCCGTCCCGAATTTTTTGGAAAAATATATATTGGCGATCTTGACCAACTATAATCCATAATTTAAATTAAAATAACGCAAAAACCCCAGCATTTGCTGGGGTTTTTTGTTGTTTAGTTATTATATATTGATTTTACCTTAAAATCCTGCTATATATAGTCATATAACAATTAAATATTATGAATAGTGGAATATACAAAATAACTAACAAAAACAACGGCAAATTTTATATTGGTTCTTCAAAACATCTTGATAGAAGATGGTGGGAGCATCAAAATAATCTTATTAAAAATGAACATATAAATCCAAAACTACAACATGCTTGGAATTATCATGGTAAAGATGCTTTTGAATTTACAATAATAGAAAATGTAGAAGAATCTAAATTATTTGAACGTGAACAATTTTATTTAGATGTATTTAAACCATTTCAAATTGGTTATAATATTTCCGACAAAGTATGCGGCGGAGATAATTTTACAAATCATCCAGATAAAAATTTAATCTTAGAAAAGATGAAAATTGCAAACAGTCACGGTCATATGCATGGTAAAACACATTCTTCTGAATCTATAGAAAAACAAAAAGCGGCGGCTATCGGACGTTATTCACTGCAATGGTTTATAGATAAGCGTGGAGAAACAGAAGGAACCAAATTGTATAACGAGCGTAGAATCAATCTTCAAAATAGACAAATGAATTATTCTTATGATAATGGATTGAAAGGAAAATCGAGAGGAGCAATGAGTGAAGAAGATAAAAAACGTATTAGTGAAAGCAAGGCGGCGTTTAAATTACGTAAAGATGAATTTAATCAAGATTTGTTATCTAATAATTATACATTACAGGAATTAGCTGATAAATACAATATTAGCAAAACATTAGTAAAATATTATAAGCGTAAGTTATAATAAAACTATTTATATCATATGAAATTAACTGACATTGTTGAAAATATTGTTCATCCAGCAGAACCTATGAGACTAATCAAAAAGGTTGCTGTTAGTCCAAATTTAAAATATCATTTGGATAGACAATTAACGCTTGAAGAATGTGTATTTCGCAATTATAGCGAAGCATATTTTAATTTGATCGATGAAATTCGTGCATTATACAACGATGATGCCATTGAATTAAATGAATATGATGCAGACATTGTTGAAAGCGATTTGGGAGAAACGGCTGAATATGAAGGACGCACTGTATATTTGGATGCTCCTATTGAAGAAGAACTTGATGAACAATTGATATTGGAAGCAAAACATCGTGGAAAAACTGTTAAATTAAACAGACCATTTAGAACTCCCGGAGGCCCAAAGAAATTTGCAGTTTATGTAAAAAGCAAAAAAGGAAAAATTAAAAAAGTTACATTTGGTGATCCTAAAATGCGTGTTCGTGCAAGTAGCAAAGCTCGTCGCAAGAGTTTTGCTGCCCGTCACAAATGTAGTACAAAGAAAGATCGTACAACAGCAGGTTATTGGAGTTGCCGCAGTCATCGTATTCGTAGTTTGGGTACAAAGAGCAAAGGTAAATACTGGTAATATATAATTGCATTAAAAATTTATGATAAAATTATTAAATTTAATATTAGAATCTGATTCTAATCAAATCAAAACTACAATTTTACGGCCAAGAACTGTGTATTATCACGAATGTCCGCATTGTAAAAAAGAAATATTTGAAAAATCCACTTATGTTGAATTTACAAATGAAGATAGATCCGAATTTATAGAATATCACCGCGAATGCAAAAAAACCTATAAAATTTTATAAAACAAAAGAAGAGATTGAACAAATTAAAAAATTTTCAAATTATCTCAATAAATATGATTAAACTATCAACCTATGCAACTTTGTTGCTCGCAGAAGGCATGTCGTTGTATGTCAAAGATGCGGATTATACAAAATTTGATACTCTGTGGAATTTATCTTTGCATTTACAGAGACTCGCATATGGTATTTTAGACAAACTGCCCTCTGATCAACAGGCGTATTTTTCTAAAAACAGACCGTCTGAATTATTAACTATCGATGGAGTTGATGATATGGATTCTAACTCCGGCACACTTAATTTGTATTATAGTGGCTATACAATGAAAACTTTAAAGGCAATATTAAAAGTTGTATTGGATGAATTAAAAAAATTAAATATACCGCATGGAAGATTAAAAATGGAACAAAGCGGAGCATATAAATACAAAGTTATTCGTATTCCAATTTTAAATATAATCCAAAAATATAAAGGTGCTCCAGAATTCTACATGAGCAATAGAAACGCATATCATATATTCAAAAATATTCTTCAATATGAACCAACTGATGAAAGTGGAAGTTTATTTGAATTCGATGCATCTGATTTAAAACAAAGAATAGAAATTATATTAAAACATGATCCGAAATGGATTCAAACACATCAAATAAATAAAACCGATAGTGATTGGCCAGCGGCAGAACGTGAAACTCCCCAAAATTTTGAAAATCCACATGATATAATTAATAAAGATATTGCAGATCGATTGGGTGGTGCGCGAATTATTAATATGGGATTGAGTAGCGAAGATATAAAAAATAGATTGTATAAAATATGGGAAATTGCCGACTGGGCAATCAATCACGGTAAAACAAAATTATACGCGATATGATATTATTAAAAACATTATTACAAGAAATTATTGATGGTGATGGGTATTTAACCAAACAAAAATTTGCAAGTATTATACAATCTGAATTACAAAAAGAGTTTACGTTTCCATCAAAAGCTGAAATCGAAGTATTAATACTTCGGGATATGAAAAAAGGCGAATTTGGTTATATTCCACGTTCTAAACGCGATAAATATGGACATGCAATGATTACTGCAAGAGCCAAAATTTATAATAGTGATTTGGGTGTTGTGTATGCAATGAATTATAAAAACAAAACATATCATATTAATATATGTAACACATTTAAAAAAGTACCAGATAAAGAATTAACAAATAAATTTACAATGGCTGACGATGAAACATTAAAAAGGATTCCAAGTAAAAGTCTAGAACCAAGAGATTTTAATACAAAAAATGAATTAATTATTTGGATGTGTAATGTTAAAACAGTTGATAACAAAATATTAATTCCAAAAAAGCCGGGATATGCAATTTATTTTGATAAATATGATACATTAAAAGATTTAATTGCGGATGTTAAGAGAGTGATTGATATAGATGCCGGAAATGATTTTAATGATATTAATCCAACACAACCAACTCCTATAACACCAGAATTTCAAAAAATATGATTTTATTAAAAACATTACTATTAGAAAATACTTGGCCAGATGTAATTTTGAATGATAAGCATCTTTGGTATCATGGCAGAAGCATTGATAGTGAAGTTTTTTCGTATGATTATGTCGGTGGCGAAAATGCGCATGATCTAGAGGGACCGGGATTTTATTTTACAAATAATTTCGATGATGTGAAAAAATATACAAATTCAAATGGTATTATATTAAAATGTAAAATAAATTATAAAAAAATACTTATAAAAAGCCCATCATCAAATACAAAAGTTAATAAAAAAATAATTGTTGATTTAATTAATAGTAGTCCAGACAAAGATTATACACTAGAAAATTTTGATGAAAATCCAAAAATGGCAATGATTAAAGCAGTAAATGCATATTTGAAATATGATGATGCACATGACGCATATCAAATACTTGCCCGTGATTTTTACAAATACAATCCAAAAGAATATTTACAAATATTGTCAAAATATTATGATGCTCAATTAACTGATAAAAACATAATGGATGGTAAAAAAGTGTATCATTTGATTGTTTACAATCCATCATTAATTACAGTTGTTGATAAAATAAAATATGAATCTTCCGTTTAAAGAAATCTCGCTGGGCAACAATCAGTATATAAGAGAGTTTGCCGCTGATACAAATCGTGATGTTGTAGAAGAATGGCATCGTGATCGTGAAGATCGTATTGTAGAAGTTCTTGTTAATGATGATTGGTTATTTCAAATGGATAATGAATTACCAATATTATTAAAAGAAAAATTATATATTCCCAAAGAAAGCTATCATAGAGTAATTATGGGAAAAGGCAAATTAATTGTTAAGATAACCAAGCTTTAAAACTATTTATAACATATGGCAAATGCAAAATACTTATATTTGATGATTAAAACACATCAAGTTACTGGGCTGAAATATCTTTGTAAAAAGGTAACTACCAGTGATAGTAAAGCCATTTCTTATAAAGGTTCTGGTAAATACTGGAAAAATCATTTAAAAGTTCACGGCAATCATATTAATACAGAAATACTTGCTAAATATGAATTGGATAAAATCAATGAATTTAGCCAATTATGTTTAGAATATAGTAATAAATTTGATATTGTTAAAAGTAATGAATGGGCAAATTTGATTGAAGAAACAGGAAAGCCGGGAACAAAGATAGGAGTTTATTGTGGAAAAAACGGTACGTTTTATGGAAAAAAACATACATTCGAAACTAGACAGAAAATTAGCGCAGCAAACAAAGGAGATAATAATGTAATGCGAAGAAGACCTGATAGTTTAGCGAAAATGATAGCAACTAAAAATACAATCGAATATAAAGAAGCTGCGAGATTAAGAGCTATTGAAACTAATAGTAGACCAGAAGTAAAAGAAAAAATTATACAATCGAAACTTGGAAAAAATAACCCCGCAGCAGATAAAAATATTTATATATTAAAACATAAAGAAACTAATAATTTAATTGAAGGGACTAGATTTGAATTGGTAGAGAAAACAAAAACATTAGCCGTTTTAAATACAAATATTAAAATTTTATCTAATGGAGATATTGGAGAATTTAATAGAAAAAATAGAAAAATTAACAGTGTGAAAGGATGGATTAAAATATGAGTTTTGCCAATACAGATTCCGACAGAATTCGCTGGAGTGGGTCGGGCAGTGCTGTGAACACTGGAAGTGTTCCCTATGGATTTTATCTCAATGAAAGCGCAACTACCGGCAGTGTTGGTTATTTTGAATATGATTGCCAAGCTGCCGCAGGTTGGGCAGCAAAGCGTTTGGGTTATCCTATTGTAGATATTGAAATGATCGATGTTAATTTTTATGCATGCTTTGAAGAAGCTGTAAGTGAATATGGTGCTCAGGTAAATCAATTTAACATTCGTAACAACATGTTGAATTTGCAAGGAATGCCGGTGGCAAATAATCCAAATATTACAGGTATCAATATTAAAGGAAGTGCATTGCCATTTATTGTTGAATTATCAAAACAATATGGTAGTGAAGTTAGTGTTGGTGGATATGTAGAAGCAAAGAAATATGGTATTCGTGTTTCAAGCAGTGTTCAAACATATGATTTACAAGCATTGATAGGAACCGCAGTTGAAAGCGGCAGTCGTGTTGAAATTCGTAGAGTATTTCACGGACCACCACCAGCATTTGCGCGTATTTATGATCCGTTCAGCATGACTGGTATGAGTTATAGTAACGTATTGAATGAAATGGGATTTGCTGGTTATAGTCCTGCCACTCAATTTTTAATGACTCCAATCTTTGAAGATTTGCTGCGTGGTCAAGCAATTGAATTTAATGATATGGTTCGTAAAAGCGGATATAGCTTTGAAATTATTAATAACAAATTAAAATTATTTCCAATTCCAACATATGATCATACTGTTTATGTAGAATACGTTGTTGAAAAAGACAAATATAGCAATGCAGCACTGTTTAGTAGCGGAAACAATTACGATGTTGTAAGTGATTATAGCAATGCTCCTTATCAAAATGCTGTTTATAAAAACATAAATGCAGTTGGAAAACAATGGATACGAAAATATTTCTTGGCATTGTGCAAAGAAACACTCGGTAGAATATTACAAAAATACACAACAGTTCCTATCCCCGGTGGAGAAGTGACACTAGATGGTGCGGAATTGCGCAGCGAGGCAACTGCCGAAAAAGAAGTGTTGATGACGCAATTAAGAGAAAATCTTGAAGCAAGTGGTCGAGCTGCTCAAATGGAAGCAAAAGCAACAGAAGCTGAAAAAATTCAAGAGTCTTTAAGAAAAATTCCGCTTCTCTTCTATATTGGATAACCATTCATATTTTAAATTTCCACAATCCCATATTCGGTCATAACCGTTCAGTTTCATGTTTTCCCATTCGGTTTTATTAAAATCAAATATAGACATTTTTTTATTCAATATATTTTTTCTAAAAGAGTATCTGTGATATCTTTTAGAGCAACCTTTGTTCAAATACCAATAATTTGGACTGGTCCATGAAATTTGATTGAAATTTGTTTTTTGATATACTTCTCCTAGCGACCATCTGACATCGGCATAACTTATTATTTTTTTTGGACGGTGTTTATCGATGAAATATTTCAATAATTTACTAAAGCCACCCGAAACGGAATGATCTTTTAATATGCAAAATCTATACATTTCGTATTCGTTTTCATTTTTCTTACTTCCCAGTGCAACGCGCAATCCTCCGAATGTCATTGCACATACGAGTTTATTTTGATAATAAAGTCCTATTTTTATAGAACTTTTATCAATTCCCTGCAAATGATTTTCTTTCAAAAACAAATTACACTCCTTTGAATTTAATTCCTTTATAATACATTTTCGCGCATGAATTTTTATTATTTTATCACTGGATTTAAAAATATAATTTAATTTACTTTTTATTATATGCGATTTATCTATCCACTCATCTTCGAATATATGAATTAATTTTATATTATTATTTAGACATTTTTTTGTTTTATTGATGTGATATTGTTTATTTTTGCCGCCGCTTAATTCGGAATGAAAATAATTTCCATTGAATTCAATGGCCAATTGATTGGCTGGAAAATAAAAATCCAATTCTAGACCATTTAGAATATTTCTATCTCTAGTAATAATTTCTCCGTCATAAATACTTCGAATATATGCGTATAATTCAGTTTCGTATTTTGATTGTACGTATGGTTCGCAAGTATAACAGCGCGGAAGCTTTCCATCGTCCAGTGTGTCCATTATAATATGTTTACATTTACAACATTCAAATTTATATTTTGTATTTACATTTATATACTCGTCTCGCGTAAACAGAGGAATAAATTTTTTTTGTAATCTATCTCCGTCAAATACAGAATCTAAAAATTTAGATTTGATCGATTGATTGCCACTTCCCTTGTTGATTAATAATGAACAATCAACGCCGTATTTTTTTTGTACCGTGGTTCTTACTTTTTGACTGATATCTTTATAATTTTTTGATTTTATAGATTTTTTAATAATTTCTAAATTTGAAAAAACATTATCTGTGCCATATTTTTTGTTGTTTGTATTTTTTATTTTTTCATTAATTAATTTAGACGCAGTGCCAATACCACCGTATTTATGGATTATTTTCTTTTTTATTTCTGTCTGTATTAATTTGTTTTTAAACGGATTCTCTACACCATATTTTTCCAAGCAATTCTTTTTTTGTTTTTCAATTCCACAGTGTTTACATCCCTGACCTCTTAGATGGTGTTCGGGAGATTGTAAAAATTCACCATGCAACAAACATTTTATTTTGACCGGAATTTTACAAGCGACATAATTTGTACAGCTATATTCATATTTATGATTGTGTATACAATTTGCCTTTTCAACAAATTCAGCGGTTGTTAATTTCTTCATAATATCTTTTCATTCTCACCTGCTTACACTTTTCTTGATTTTTATAATAATAGTCGATTGCACGTTTTCTCCTGACATTTAGAATTTCTTCTTTAGTTTTATATTTTCTTTTTCTTCCCATTTGCATAAGTATAAAACATAAAACATAAAACACAAGATATTTTAAATGATGTTTATATTTTTTATAAATATATTTATTATAGATTAAATCAATCTATTATCAAAAATTAGAACACGTCGTGTATTAATTTATACAAGAACAGGAGTACTCATTGGAAATTATTGTAGAGAGACAAAAAACAAATCGTCTCTTAAAAATAATAGTTTATATTTATATAATGTATGGAATCGGAAATAGAAAAAAATAAAACTGTATCATACGGAACATCAATGGAATGTCCGAATTGTAGATCGATTAAATCTAAAGTGCTCGATAAAAAAAATAGACAGAGTTATATCGTACGTAGACGACAATGTGAAAATGGACATCGTTATACGACGATGGAATTGGATGCAAACAAGCCCGGTGTTGCGAAAAAAGGAACAGTCGATACAACAAGTGTTGATTTTCCAGAAAGAATGAAAACTGCACTTGCTCAGGCAATAGATTACCGAAAACTTGCACAAGCCTTGTATCTTAATTAATTATTATGAGTTTATTCGGACGCTATTTTAGTGAACGTGATTTGCGATTTGTCAATTCGGTAAATGCAGAATTGACCCGTGATATTATTCAAACATTGATTGTTTGTTTTAAAATTGCTGGTAATTTTACAAAAACCAATATGTATGGTGAGAGCAGTCCTAGTGAAGGAAAAAGCTTTTATGATGGTATTGAATTGGCGGCTTTGATTGAAAGAAACGATCCATCAACAGACGATGAAGGATTTGGTCCTGATCGCGATCAAACTGTTGTTTTTAAATTACGACAAAATACATGTGCTGATGCAGATTATTTTCCTGAAATTGGTGATTTGATTTTGTTTAACAATCGTTATCATGAAATAAACAATGTTGTTCAAGAACAATTTTTGGGTGGACAAAGCGATAAAAGTCACAGTTTTGTTTGCAATACTCATTATAGCCGTTTGAGTAAACTTAATATAATTGAAAGACAATAACTATGCCATGGCGCGGAAATACATCAAATCCAGTACCTTCGAATGTTGATCAAACGAAGAAAAATTCTTATTTTACAAATCAACAAAATAAGGCGATGGATGTTCGTCGAGATACAGATACTAGAAAAAATTTTACTGTTACATTACTTGATATTGATACGGCACTAACAGAATACTTGGAAAGTGTTATTAATCCCACTGTTATAGACGCGGGTACAAATATTCAAGTACCAATTATTTATGGCAATCCTGAAAGATGGAAAGCTATTCAAAATGATGGATATTATCGTGACATAAATGGCAAAATTCAATTACCTGCCATTATGTTTAAACGCAGTTCTTTTAGTAAAAATGAAAATTTACAAACATTCAATCGATATTTGACATATCCTGTAATGACAAAATTTTCTGAAAAAAATCAATATACAAAATTTAGTTTATTGAATGACTCAGTTGCTCCTGTTGATCAAATACACGCTGTAACATTACCAGACCACATTAAAGTTGAATATGAATTCATGGTTTGGACAGAATATGTTGAGCAGATGAATGGTATTTTAGAAAAAATTAACTTTGCCAGTGAAGATTATTGGGGCGATCCACAAAGATTTAAATTCCGAGTAACTATTAATGATTATACTCATACAACCGAAGTTTCAAGTGATAAAGATCGTATGGTTCGTACTTCTTTTTCACTAAGTTTATTTGCATATTTATTACCGGAGAGTTTTGAAGATCGTAAATCAACTGTTCAAAAATTATTAACTCCTAAAAAAATTAATATTACGGCAGAAATTACTAATAATATTCAGTTGAACGTTTTTAATAAAATTGTTACAGGAAATTCGTTTAATAATTCATCTATTTATTCACCAACCAATATGACCGCAAGTTATTTAACCCCGGAAAACAGTTATACAATAACAAATTTAACAGCAAGCGGAAAGATTATTTATAAAAATGCGGTATTATTGGATTATGGCTTTTCTAATATGCCTGCAACTATTAGCACTGTACTACAAAATGCTACTAGTAGTTATAATGCTGCATTTTTTGATTATGCAATTTTTAGCGCGAGTAATAGTAGAGCAGGCACAATTATGAGCACATGGAATGATGGTTCTATTGTTTATAACGAAACATGCACGATGGATATTGGTACAACTCAAGCAATAACAATGACAGTTGCATTGAGTGGCGGTAATGTTCAATTACTGGCATCTGGCAGTGTAAATAATTGGAATATTAAAGCATCTGCACGATATATATAACAATAACAATAACAATATATAAAATGGAAAGTGAAGTTTTATATTATGAAAAATAAAATTTAATGAACATCATAATAAACCTTCACAAAAGAAAAAAATGTGTCAAGCGAATATAATTTAAAATTAAAAACATTTAAAAATGTAGTGAAGGAAATTCAATGAGTAACGAATTCTTAGTAAAAAACGGGCTTATTAGCCAAGGTAATATCGATGTAACAGGAAATTTGGTGATTTCACAAAACATAACTGCAACTAAAATTAGTGCCAGTTTATTTAATGGTGTATTGACTGGAAGTGTGTTTGGAACCAGCAGTTGGGCAACTAATGCACAGACTGCAAGCAGTATTAATTTTACCGCAAGCAATTCAACTCTAGCACAAACAGCAAGCAGTTTAATTGTTTCAAATAACTATATTATAAATAATTTAACTGCTAGCAATATAAGTGCAAGTGCCACGGGAAGTTTTGCTAGATTGAATGCCACAAACGTCAGTGCCAGTTTATTTAATGGTGTATTGACTGGAAGTGTATTTGGCACAAGTAGTTGGGCGACAAATACACTAACGGCAAGCAGTTTGGTAGCAGCAAACAATTACTCTGTAACTAATTTAAGTGCAAGTAACAATATCACTGCAAGCACATTGTATGTAAAAAATAATATTACAAGCAGCAATGGTGGTATTTTAATTGATAACTTGCAAACACAAAATGCATTTAGCGTTGTCAGTGCAGGTCAAGATGCATGGGTTTTGCACAACGGTAGTGCCGGTGATAGTTTATTATTAACCAGCAGCGGTCAAATCAAAGTAGGAAATCTACAAAATGCAACTACCAATGCAAATGGTGGATTGAATGTATTGGGTGGTATCAGTGTAGTAAAAGATGTATATGTTGGTGGAAAAATCATAGCAACTAGTTATACAGGTAGTTTAACTGGAAGTCATACAGGAAGCGTTTTTGGTACAGCTTCATGGGCAACTAATACACTAACCGCAAGCAGTTTAATATCATCAAGCACTTACACTGTTAACACCTTGAATGCAATCACAAGTTTAAGTAGCAGTCGTGTAATCGTTGCTGGTACATCAAGCACAGACACTGATGCTATTACCAGAGGTTATATAGTTAGTCGCGGACAAAATCTTTTTACAAACGGATTTGGAAATTTATCCAGCACGTATAATTTCACTGCTCTTGGTGTTCCGGGATTTGATGCAGCAGATACATTTACTGGTGGAGGCAGCGTCACAAGCAGCACGTATATAACTATGATATCAAATGAGTATATGCCGGTTAATACTCAATTGCCTTATAGAGGCACATTTTATGCAAAAAGCGGTGATGCGAGTGGAACTCGCTACACTGCAAGCAACAGAGTGTATGGTGGTATTGCATGTTATGATATTGATTTGAATAGAATTGATCCAGTTCATGTATATCGATATGCCGGTTCTACAGATACAACTTTATACAGTCAGTTGAATGTGGGTGACACTTCTATGATTGTTACCAATACAACTGGTTGGTATAATAGCACGATTGCCACCAACAGATACATGACATGGTATCCATACAGCAGCAGCAAAGGTTATGTGTATGACAATTATACCTATTCAAGAAACATAACATCCACAGTTGTTAGCAGTGGTAGTTTTTATGCAAATAATGGTCTCTGGGCAAGTGGAAGTATTACGCAAAGTGTAGGAAGCAGCAGCATAACACTAACAGCACCATGGC